CCAATTAAAATTATAAAGATTATGAAGAAGTTAGGATGGTTACAGATTTTAGCTGCAACTCCCTTGCAAAAGGAGAATTTGCAGAAACGCCTCAGAGGTGTTGCCGTTTGTCTATCCACCGAGTACGATTTCAAGGCTTTTGGAGAGATAGACAAATGCCTTGATCCGGATTACGACCTTGATAATTACAAGGACAACCCATATTTCGAGATGCTTCGCAAGCAGTATATGCTGATAAGATTCATAGAGGAAGAGTACTTTCGTAAGTATGGGAACAGCTATTGTTCCTTCGAGGAAGTTCAAGACTATCTTGATTCAATCGATGATTTGAGAACGCTTAACGAGAGTTGCCTCGAAGAAATCGACAAGATAATTGGAAAGAAAATTAAAGGACTACTTAGTAATATAAGAACCAATTAAAATTTATAGAAAGGGAATAATTATGAGAAATTCAAATTTCAATCTCATCAAGTCATTAGGCTACATTGTAGTTCTTATGTAAAGGAGGAGGAACGAGTATGAGTTTAATCGATGAAATCAGAGCAGCCAGAGTTTCTCAACTCACTGAGGAACACAAGGAAAAGCTTCTTGCTTATATTAAGAAGAACTTGATGCAACATGATAACGTAGTAATCAGAGGCGCAGCGCACTTTTCACGTGATTGGGAAATTCCAGACCCGGATAGCAAGGATTGGTGGAGAGACTGTTATGCTCCATACAAACTCCATCCGGCTATTACGGATTGGCTGAATAGACTTGGCTTTACGTGCAGCCGCTATTATAACAGAGGTGGTGTTGACCAGGGAATATGTGTAAGAATATAAACAAGTGTTTTGGCAACCTTGCATTGTTCCTTCATGAGGACATTTATGGATATTGATCTTACGATTTTTTTCCGAGACACCTCATTGCGTGGAGAATACTTGACAAGCGTATAAATTAAATGAGTTATGAACATAATAAGAGTGACAGGGAATACAAAGAACAGAATAGATGCTATCTTTACTGGCAACAAGTATCTGTTCTTCAGCCCGGACTTCGGGCTGGTTGCTATTGCAACGAGACTATCAATGGATGAAAACTACTCCTACTTTAATGTTGAGTTGACCGAGCAGATTAATCCTAAACTGATTAACAAGGTAATCGACAAGGAAGAGGATTCAATGAAACGTATCTGTAAATTTGATTTCATCAATTTGGAGAAAATGCCACAGCATACTCTTCCATATGTGGTAGATATAACATTAGAGAAAAGATAGCTATGGTGGTAAATGAAATGGTTCAGTACAAGAGAACTGCTGATATGGAAGAACTCTATCTTATGCTCAATAATGATTCTGTAGCCTATGATCTTTGGCACGATTCTGCTGAAAAGTATGCCCTGAAGATGGTAAACGGCGAGGCAGTAATGATGGAGAATGTCGCCCATGTGATGATTGCAAGAATCATCCAGTCATGTGACAGACTGATAAACTGGCGCAGAAAGATGATTACTGATGCTCTAAATATAACAAAAGAGCAGAAAGAGATTGTTGCGTGGCAGTGGTTCTATAATAGTATGATGGATTCATATACTTATTATAAAGGTAGGCAAAAGTAAGGTTTAACATAACGGGTATTAAGGACACCCACAAGTTAGATACCTTATTCTTATCTGGCAGCCGGAAAGACGGCAGCCTACCTTTTAAAATATAAAATATGAAAGATTACGATTACTTATCTCTTATCGTAGAGATTTCTCCACAGTATCAGAGCTGTGGAGAGGAAATTGAGGACTACGAGAAGGTCTGCAGACTGAATAGTGTCGGTGACCAGAATGCCATCTTGGAATTTATGCTCCAATGGGATTACGGCGAAGATACATCAGATACACAGACCGAGTTAGACAAATATGAAGATGTGCTCATCGAGACCGATACACATATACTTGCAAGATGTGAGTCAAAGAACTTCGGTTGGCAGGGTGACGCATTCTTCCTTTACAGAAAGGACAAAAAGAAATGAAGAATATTTATCATATACATCAGTCTTCCAATTCCTATTGTGATAGCCGTTGGACTGACACAGATTATTATCTTTGCGACAGCGAGGAAGAGTATCAACAAAAGTTGGCAGAATACAAAAAGAAACGAGAAGATATAATTTCTCGTTATGAAGCTAACAAATCCGACATGACAGCAGAATACTGTTATTACAATTTATGTTTTCATGAAGAAGGAAAGATACACGCTAATGAATATTATTACGCACATGAATGGTGCGGCAAGGAGTTCGATGCTTTCGGTTTCTGCTGGAGTGAGAGGTTGGAGAGAAGCACGCATTACAAGTACTTCTTGAAGCCGGGTTCCGTAACAAATGAAAGTGTAAGTTCTGCCGTTGGCAGATTTACAGGATATGGAAGTTAAACTTAATAAGATTGGAGGTAAGTCATGTAGAATTAAGTAAAATCATCGTTAGTCATAGGTCGGGATTTAATAATAACATTTGATATATCATTTTTTGCGGCAGCTCGGAAAGACGGCACCCGACCTTTAAAATTTAATCAGTATGGAAATAGAAGAATTAATAAAAATAGCAGAGTCTGATTCCTGGACTGTCACCGAAGAGGAATACACAAATGGAAAAGGATTACTCTTTTCAAGATATTCACCTGCAGGTCAAGACTTTTCAATATCAACCGGACCATTTGAAAGTGCGGAAGAATTGATCAACAGCATTCACCAGCGTTACGTAGAATATGATGCTGACAGTGAAGCATATTTGTGGTTGGACAACGATGGACATGGAAAGAATGGAGCACCATACCACATGAGGGATGTACTGGAAGATATGGAGGCTTGCGAGAAGATGATTTACGACTTATTTATTTGTTATCGAGACGCTTATGAAAAGAAGTGAATTATTTATGGCTTGTGCCAACGAGTATAGTTACAGATGCAATTCCGATTGTGACAACTGTCAGCTATACCTTCGTTACTTAAAAGAAAAGGAGGATTGATTATGAAAGGGAAAGATATTATCTCGGTCAGCAGTTTTGGCGTACAAACATACTATCCTATCGGACAGAAGCTTAGTATAAATGGGAAAACCTGCGTGGTAGCGGAACGTGGAGATTGTGTTAATTGCGTCGTTTGTGTACCTAACGTTCCACTTCACGATCAAGAAGTTACTTGTGCAAATTTAGCTTGTACTGCTGACGAACGAGAAGATAAAACTAGTGTTCATTTTAAAGTGGTTTAATTATGAAGGTATATCTAATTTATAAAGATGATGCCTGGCATACAAATGGAAGCGGCAAATTACTCAGAGTAGCCGATAGCCTTCAGAAATGCTACGCAACAGCCGAGGCAAACGGAGCTTCGGAAGAGCAACTTAGAGATTTGCGCAATATCGGGCAGAGCCAATGTAGTGGTAAAAACTATGAGTTTAATATTGAAACATGGGAGGTAACATAATATGAAATATGATGTTTGCATTCAGGAAATTCTGAGTAAGACAATAACCGTAGAGGCAGATACAAACACGGATGCTTGCTCTATTATTAGAGAAAAGGTTAAGAATGGTGAGATTGTCCTTTCTGCCGACGATTACACCGGTTGTAGAATTATAACAGCACAGGAAGCGTATGGAAGTGAAGACAACGAAGACTGAGTTCAGAGAATTGCTTAGTGTTTTGGAGAAAGCAGCTGCTTTTATTAATGAAAAAGCCACAAGGTCTAGAGACTTAGATTTGGCGAGAAGATTAATAAGGGCAAAGGGCTTGCTGGCGAAAAGAAATGGCAGTCTTCAAGGAGAAAGCGGCGATAGTCATTAACGGCATCGTGTACGTAGCGGAACCAATGGATGATTGCGAGGATTGTGCGTTTTGTACGGGCTTGGCACAATGCAGCGTAGATTTCATTTGCATCTCTATGAGAGAAGCATTCCGTAAGGGTTTTAGAGACAAGCCTATAGGTTTCAAAAAATGGAAAGGTTATGAAAGGATCAGAAACATTCAAGAAGGTAATCAAGGCATATCTTGACAAGCGTGCAGCAGAGGATGAGTTGTTCGCAAAGGATTACGCCAAGCCTGGCAAGAATATCGATGATTGCTGCGACTTTATTATCTCAGAGGTCAAGAAATCCGGAAGACAGGGGTTTGACGATGATGAGATTTATGGAATTGCAATTCATTATTATAATGAAGAAGAAGTTTCATTCACCAAGAATCAGAATTGTACCATTGTTACAAATCTCTCAGACCAGACCAAGGAGAATCTGGAGAAGAAAGCTGAGGAGGAGTTCAAGCAAGCCAAAATCATGGAGCTCAAAAAGAAGGAGTCCGTAGAGAAGGAACGCTTGAAGAAGAAAGCCGAGGCTCAGAGAAAGAAGGATGCAGAGATTGGGCAGTTGAGTTTGTTTGATTTTTAAATATGTGAGTTATGAAGCCAAGAAATAAGACAGAACGTGAAGTTGTAAAACTCTCTGACAGAATTCCGGAGTTATCAGACAAGCAACGTGAGTGGGCCATCAAGACTTGTATTTCTGAAGATGACGCATACAAATATGGTGACAGATATTCAAGAGGATGCTTCTATTTAGTATGCACATTCAAGGGATGGCAGGTTCTCAGGTACTTCCAGGTAAGAGTGAAGTTCCGGTTCCACAAGATGGTTAAGGAGAAGATTTACTTCAAGGAGTGTATGCAGCAATGGTTAAAAGACGGGGAATATGTTTTTCTTGCCAAGCAGAGAACTAGCGGATATATTGTAGATGCTTTTTCTGCTTTCGGAAAGTTGGAAGTAAGAACGCATACTGTGTGGAGTAGCTTGGGTGATCCTCGTGATATTGGATTCGATGGAGTATATTACGCTTCAGTCCAAGACAAGTATAAGTACGCTCTCAGAGACTTCAAGAAAAAGATTCCGTGTGACGAAATCTTTCGTTCCGTCAATGCAAACACATATAATGAAACCCTCATGAGACGTGATGTTGAAATGTGGAAGATGTGTAAGTATCACGAAGCCGTATTCGACAGAGTAAAAATGTCTGCTGTCAAGATTGCAATCAGGCATGGAAAGGCTGATTACATTTACGATAGTCTGTGGTGGGATATGCTCGACAGTATCGTATATCTCAAAAAGGATGTACGAAACCCATCTATAGTTTGTCCGGAGAATCTTCGTGAGGCACACGACAAGTGGTTAAAGTCAGCCGACAACAAGAAAAAGAAGATGGAGGACAGAATGACTAAGCTGCGTTTGATTGCGGAAGAGAAAATGCAACTCAGGTATCTGGAGCAAGCTGCTAAAGCCGAAGAGGAGAATAAGAAAAAGGCAGAAGCAATGGCAAATGTTTATGTTGCCAGAAGAAAACAGTTCTTTGATATAGACATTAAGGAAGGTGCTATAGATATACAGGTTCTTAAGTCCGTTCAGGAGTTTTTCGAAGAGGGTAAGGAAATGGGACACTGTGTTTTCAGAAACGGATATTACGATGTGAATAGAATGCCTAACTGTCTCATACTTTCCGCTAAAGTGAACGGACAGCGTATGGAAACGATTGAGGTTAATCTGGCCGATGTTACCGTAGTACAATGCCAGGGACATAGAAACATAAACTCAGCTTTCCACGATACTATCCTAAAACTCATCAACGACAATCTATGGCAGATAGAATCTAGGCTTCCGAACAGAGCAAGCAGAACGGCGTAATTTTTAGTATTTTTGGCTAAAAATCTTTCTTGTTATATTTGCATATATCAGAAAATTTTCGTACCTTTGCGTATAAGAAGAGCCTATTTTGTGGTGTTTTAGGCTATCAAACATGCATATATTCATATTTTTATGTTAAAATATAGTTAATTTTGGATTTTAAGTATTTAATCATCAAATATTTTATTTAAATTTGCAGCAATGGAATACGATTACAGTAAGCTCAGAGAGTTCATCAAGAGATGTAAATGGAACTGGGCAACAACAATGATTGATGTTCCGCACGAATATATCGTGAGGAATAAGAGTGCTATCACGGACGATGAATTTCAATATTTCGTGGAGGCACAACGAGAGTATGGAGTGCATGAGAGATGGGGTAAATACAACCTTCAATACATGTATATCGATGGTTACAAATATTGGACGATGGGATGGCCTCCGATTGAGACCACAATCATGAACAGACAGAAAGTCTTTAATGAGTTCGATTTTCTAGAGTGGCCTATCCCTCGCATCTACACAAACCAAGAAATGGACGTGATGGCAAAATCAATAATGTTCAGTTTCAAGGATAAAAAGTTTTTCGAGGCAGGCATTGGAAACGGAGATTTCGTAGCCTATACCAAGATAAAGCCGGAAATGTATTATGGGATTGACCCTAGCAAGAAGGCCATCAAGCAGTTTCGAGAGAAGACTGTTGGTTTTTATCGCAGATGTTCGACAAACTCTTTTGAAGAAGCCGTTAAAAAGTGGCTTTCTGCAGATAGCGTGGTGATAGCCCTTTTCGGTACGGCTTCCTACTTCATGCCTCAGTATCTTCGCAAGCTTGGCGAGAGTGGTCTGGATTATTGCCTTATGTTCTACAAGGATGATTACACCCCTGCAGAGTTCGAGGAAATGCACCATTTCACCTACGATAGAATGCAACTGAAATCGATGTTCCCGAATTGTAACATATACAATCACAAGAATTTCATAACCATTTCAAGTAAAAAAATCATCTGGCAACAGACGACATTAGAAAATGAAATATTCCCAGTATGATAAAATAGCAAGTAAGTACGACACTTTGTTTCGTGATGAAATGAGTCTCGTTGAGAACCGCGAGGTGGGGGAAAAGCTCCCACCTCTCAGTGGTTCAATTCTAGACATCGGATGCGGAACCGGCTTACTTACAGAGATTGCAGAAATCGACCCGCAGGAATACTTAGGAGTTGATCCTAGTAAAGGAATGTTGGAGCAGTTCATTAACAAACACCCTGAATATAAGGAAAGGGTTGTCTGTGAGCCTTTCGACGGTAAAAACCTGGACTGCAAGAATTTTGATAACATTGTAGCTTTGTTCGGCTCTCCGTCTTATCTTTCGCGGTATGCTGTTCTTTCAATATCACGGTGTAAAGCCCGAAAGTTCTTGATGTTTTACAAGGAGACGTATCACCCCGTCACTTACGAGAAATGCGATGTAGAATTTAGGCATTTCTTCTATTCCAAGAAGGTCTTATGCAGTCTTTTCGGTGAAGAAAACGTATCAGAATATCACAATTATTTAATAGTAAATTGCGTATGACATCACAGAAAGGTTTGCGTTATGATGGCAGTATTGATAAATACCCCATCACAGAAGGCGAGATTTACAGTTTAGGCAATGGTAGCAAGATTACCATTGCCGATATTACTTTGGGGATTCCTGAGTTTTCAAAGAATGCCGACTGCGTATTCATCGACCCAGCAGGAAGTAAAGGAGTCCTCAAAGCGTATTACACCAAGGCAGAGAAGCAATGCCCAGTTGACAATTTTGACGAGTTCGTTGCCCACATCAAGAGGTGCATCGAGCAGATTAATCCGGACAGACTATTCGTCGAGTGCTTCTACAGAAATAAGAAGCAGTTGGTCCCTATGGTAGAATCGTTATTCCCTCATGTAAAAATCTACGAGAACACTTATTATCACAAGCCAGATTGCAAGTGCTGGATTATCCAAGGCACCAAGCAGGCAGAAGACTGGGGACTCCAGGGAATGGATGAATGGGATGCGGTGTTCAAGATTTGTAAGGATGTTCCGTTCAGCTCTATCACAGACTTTTTCATGGGTCAAGGACTTGTTGCCCAAGCAGCCTATGCCGCAGGTAAGGTTTTCTATGGTAGCGATATGAACAGAAACCGTTTGGCTGTAGCTATCAGCAAGGTTGCCAAGCGCGGTGGAGAATGGACAGTAACTAAATAATTACGCATATGATTAAACTCTCTCAGATTATCATCCTCAACGTTCCGAAGCGAGAACGTGAGGGTAAGTACCTCAAAAAGCTCATAGAGACTAGCGCAAAGCCTTATGGCATACCCGTTAGCATCTCTATGGACAGAGGTAAGGGACTTTGGGACAATTATTCCCAAGCGTTGACACAAGATGTTGCCGATGGTACGCATCGTATGATAATACACGATGACATAACCTTTGACCGTAACATCTTAAAAAAGATTTTATTCATCTTAGCCAATGCTCCAGAAGACAATGTTATCAGTTTCTATAATCCGACCAATGGAGATTATATGGACTGCTTTGCCAAAGAGAAGCATGTAATTTCTACTCGTTCGAATTTCTGGCTTCAAGCATGCGTTTATCCAAACAACTTCGGAAAGGAGTTCGTTGAGGTGTCAAACAGCATGACAGAAGATCCTGTTTTCTATGATGACTCCAGAATGCGAGCTTTCCTTCAATACAAGGACACCTGTCTTTATGCGATTGTTCCTGGCTTAGTACAACACTTCGGGGCGTACAGAAGTACATTTGGAAACCCTGGAAAGGTTGGAAGATACAAAAGATACAGCAGCACCTACGACAATCAGTTTGATGTTGATAAGGTGAATTGGAAAGAAGAGTTTCAAAATCCATATTTGGCAAAGTCTTCCAAAGACTTTGTCAAGGAAATAGTTAATAAGGAATTTCTCGATGAATACAAAAAACTCTAAAGAAAATCTTGCATTAAAATTGGCAAAGGACTATATTGAGGTTGAGCAGATTAAACCATTGCAGATTACTTACGTTAAGGTAGATGATATTTATCCTAATGATTATAATCCGAATACGCATGATGCAGATAGTTTTGATTTGCTTATCAAATCATTACTATATTTTGGTTTCACTCAGCCTATTGTTGTGAACCGCTCCACTATGCAGATTGTGGACGGTGAAAATCGGTATCGTGCAGCTTGTGTGATTGGCTACGAAATGGTTCCCGTATGTTTCGTTGATTTCGATGAGGAGAAACAGAGATACGCGACCATTATGCACAATGCAGCTCGTGGACATAACAATAATGAAATGATGAATAAATTAGAGCAATTCCTGGATTCTCATTTCAAGAATTCAGTTAACAAGGTTTTATTAAAAGATAGACAATTATGACAGTTCAAAGTAATTACGCTTCAGATTTTGAAAAGGGGGACTTTGCGAATGTGGCAACCTTAGACTTTTTTGAGTCCGATGGTGACGTTGTCTTTAGACACGATATTAGCAAGGGAGTTTCACCGCGTTTCAAGAAGGCTGACTGCATATATTCTGAGCCTGCATGGAGGCATGGGTACAAGAAGTTTATGCAAAGAAGCAACACCATGGACTTCCCTCCTTACAAAGATTACCTTTTAAATCAAGAAAAGGTAGTTAAAGAGCTTGGTATTCCTGCATTTATTTTGTGCGGAGCAGATATGTTACGCACTTTAAAACCGCAGTGGGTACAAGATATATACTTCTATCCATATAAGGACAGTAAGAATTTCAAGATAGCCGTATATAATTACCCGCAATTCAAATTCGGTTCGGACCACGAACTTCTTGGAATTTTATCAGAAAAATTCAATACAATTCTTGATTTTAACTGTGGTTACGGCAATTTGATTCCTTTTATCCGAGAGAAAGGAAAGCATTTCATTCTTTCAGATATTTGCGGTCATGCCGTACTAAAAGTAGCAAAGGACTACATGGGTTATAAAGCATGATATTTTACAGTGACAAAAACGTTTATGAGGCAGCTCTTGAAAGATTCAGATACATCTTTCGGGAGTTTTATGGTAAGCGTAAGATTGTCGTGACGATGTCGGGAGGAAAGGACTCTACCGTGGTTCTCAACCTTGCGCACGAGGTTATGAAGGAGATGGGAATTGAAAAGATTCCCGTCCTCTTCCTAGACCAAGAGGCAGAGACTCCAATGACTATCGAGTATATACGATACATCATGCACTTGCCGTGGGTTGAGCCGTATTGGATTCAGTCATACTTCCAGGAATGGAATGCCTCAAAGGGAGAATGGTTCAATGTATGGGGACCTGGAGAAAAATGGATTCGTGAGAAGGAACCGGATTCTTATGGCGATTTGGAAATCCCTCACAATCAGTATTTCTCCAAGACCCTCGACCAGGTACACAGAATGCTCTTCGGAAAAGACTACCTAACTTTGGGCGGTGTCCGTATCGAGGAATCGCCGGCACGTTTGTCGGGTCTTACTAGAGGCGAGTGTCTTCCAGGTATTACGTGGGGAGGTGGTGGCGGATATTATAAAGACGGCACACCGAGAAGTCTGGTACTCTACCCTATTTGGGATTGGAAGGTTTATGATGTATGGTATTACATCTTCAGCAACAAGCTTCCGTACTGCAAGCTCTATAACTATCAGTTCACGCAGAAGCCGCTCAGAGCGTGCCGAGTAAGTTCCCTCATTCATGAGCAGGCTATCCACGACTTAGGTTTCATCAAGGAAGTTGATCCATGGTTCTACGACAAGCTGGTGCGAAGAGTAGCAAACGTTAATACGTCTGTACACGTCTTTAATGAAGTGGCAACGTACTGTTACAATTTACCACCTTATTTCAAGGATTGGGATGAATACGTTGATTATCTCGCAGACAATCTTTGTGAAGACAAGAAGAATGCGGAGACTATCAAGAAAGGCTACCGTTCCGCCAAGAAGAGAAATGTAGCTAAAGCCGGGCGTTGCCAGGAGTGTATTGATTACGTAATACATCAGATTGGTTATACCAGTGCTGTCTGCGTTATTGCGGAAGATTTCGGCATGAAGCGCATTCAGAGCGTAGAGCGTTCTTTGCGTCAGTATTTGAGCGACAATTATGTTAAAATAGAAAAAGCTAATAAGGAATATGAATCTTCAAGAGAACATCAAGAAGGAGTTTGATGCTGCCAAGGATAAGGTGCAGTTTTTGAACGACCTCAGAAAGTATATCAGTTCCTTATCTCCGGAGAAAGTCAACCCTGTAGATTGCGTGCTTTGGGTTGACAAGGATATGGTTGTAGCAAACAACTACAACCCTAACCATGTGGCAGATAAGGAAATGCGTCTTCTCTATACATCCGTGAGGGAAGACGGTTACACAATGCCTATCGTTACCATTTGGGACGAGAAGTTGCAGAAGTATGTAATCATCGACGGTTTCCACAGAAACCTCGTTATTCGCAAGTTTGCGGACATCAATGAGCGATGTGGCGGAAAGCTGCCTATCGTAGTTCTAGACAAGGACATCGACCAGCGTATGGCATCAACCGTAAGACACAATCGTGCCCGTGGAAGTCACTCTGTCGATGGAATGGTAAACATCGTTTTCAATATGCTCAGAGATGGTGTGTCTGAGCGTGAGATTTGCGAAAAGGTAGGTCTGGAGCAGAAAGAGCTTGTAAAACTTAAGTATGTTACCGGTTTTGCCAAGATTTTCAAGAACTATAAGTATAATGCGGCTATCGAAAAGGTTGTCGACGAGAGACGCGTAGCAAGAGAGACAGCCAAGAAGAAGGAGGATAAGAAATGAAAGTAAAGTCAGTTAAGCTCAGTGAAATCTTTCCTTACTATGACAATCCTCGTGACAATACGAATGCGGTTGAGCCTACGAAGGAGAGTATCAAGCGTTTTGGATTCGTTAAGCCTATCCTCGTTGATAAGGCAGGTGTAATCATTGCCGGTCACACAAGATACGTGGCTGCTTACCAGTTGGGTATGGAGTTCGTTCCTGTCGTTTACTCGGATATGGACGACGAAATGGCAAAGAAGTACCGCATCCTCGATAACAAGCTGGCAGAGAAGTCTTCTTTTGATGAAGACCAGCTTTTGGAGGAATTGCGCAACATGGAGGTTCCTACCGATATGCAGGCATTCTTCTTTGAGGATATCAACCAGATGCTCAACTTCTCCCTCGACAGCATCAACCAGCAGGCAGAAGAGTATGGTGGCTTCCAGGATGACTATTCTCAGGTTGATGAGGAGAATTTCGAGGCTCCATCCAATGAAGAGGCTGGCGAAAGTGAGGAAGCTCCTTCGGATGAGGAGGAGGAAGATCCTGCCAAGGATTTGTTCGTTCTCAAAGAGCGCGAGGACGGTTCACATTATATGAAGGTCGTTTGCCCATATTGCGGAAATATGGAAACAATAGAAATTGAGGATTAACAGGTATGGAAGAGATTAAGATTAATGACAAGGTAATTGAGTTACCTATTGACAGTATCGTGCCTCATGACGGTTCGCACAAGACCGACGAGACGGCAGTACAGGCAATCATGCAGTCCATCAAGGATTTCGGTATCACTCAGCCTATTTCCGTTGACAAGAACAACGTGATTGTAACCGGAAACGGTGTATTTAAGGCAGCTAAGGCATTGGGAATGGATAAGGTTCCATGCATCCGTGTCGACTATCTGACTGACGAGCAGATTAAACAGTATAGAATCGCTGATGACAAGACGTCCGAGTTTGCCACTTGGAACGAGAAGAAGCTTCGCAAGGAGCTCTCCTATCTCGGTGATCCTAACAGCATTCAGTTTGCTTTCGATGAGAGCATTGCCGGTATGCTTGGACTCAACGCTAAGCCAAAGGAACAGAAACCTGCGGCCGCACCTTCCAAGACTGAAACTAACCATACGGCTAAGAAGGTCGTAACGGAAGCCCAGAAGGACCAGAAGTTCAAGGAGGAAATGAAGGGCGTTGAGGAGAATATCCAGGTCAAGCCTTCAGAGTATTATGAGTATAATTGTTCCGCTTGCGGTAAACTGGTAAAAGTTAAGAAGCCATGACAGATGAATCATCACAGCCGAAAGTAAAGTCTTTCGTACATAGAATCCCCAATCCTGTTGGAAGACCATACAAGATTAAGTCTTCTCAGGAATTATGGGATAAGTTTGTAGCTTACTGTGATGATGTTGAAAACGACCCTTGGCAGCAAAAGACTGGTAGCAATTCCATTGCAGGCGGCAGCGGCAAATCCACAAATTCCATGAGACAAGAGGTAAGGGTTTTCAGAAGAGCCTATACACTTGTCGGATTCTGTGCCTTCTGTGGCATCGTTCAGAAATGGGCGGATTTCAAGAGAGGTAATCTTAAGAGACCAGGCTTTGAGCAGGTGATAACACAGATTGAGAATGTCGTGATGGCCCAGCAGATTGATGGTGCCATGCTTCATCAGTTTGATTCCAGCATTGTTGCAAGGCTCAACGGATTGGCAGACAAGCATATTCAAGAAGTAACTGGCAAGGATGGCGAGGACTTCAAGTTCCCTAAACTGTCCTTGGATGATATTAAAGAATTACAGAAGATAAATGGACTTTGAGAAACAACGTTTTCTTCATAAGCAGTTAGTGGCATCGTCCCTGCTGCAATTCACTACTAAGATGTTCGCCTATACTGCTCGACGTGAGTATGTAATAGGCGAACATCACAGGATTATATGTGATGCGCTCATGGATGTGATAAGGGGAAAGACGAATAAGCTGATTATCAATATCAGCCCTCGTTACGGAAAGACCCTCTTGTGTTCACAGATGTTTATCGCATATGGTCTTGCGCTGAACCCTGCTTCAAAGTTTCTGCATATATCTTATTCCGGAAGTCTCGTCCAGGACAACTCAATGGCAGTCAAGGACACGATAACTTCCACATATTTTCAAACACTATTCCCGAATGTCAAAATCAGAAAGAACGATAACACCAGATCAAAATGGAGCACAACGGCAGGTGGTGGTGAGTATGCTACATCTACCTTGGGGCAGATCACAGGTTTTGGTGCAGGTCAGCCAGACTGGACCGAAGAAGACATAAAGAACATGGATAAGTTTATGGCTACGTTCAATCCCGGTCACTTTTCGGGAGCCATAGTTATCGATGACCCTTTACGACCGGACGATGCTTTGTCTGATAACGTCAGAGAGTCTATCAACAGACGTTTCGAGACAACCATCCGTAACCGTGTAAACTCGCGTCACACGCCAATTATCATCGTCATGCAGAGGTTGCACGAGCACGATTTGTGCGGTTACCTCCAAGAGATTGAGCCGAATGAGTGGAAAGTTGTCTCCCTCCCGGTAATACAGACAGACGAGGACGGAAAGGAACGAGCCTTGTGGCCGTGGAAGCATACGCTGGAGGAGCTGTACAAAATCAAGCATGCCAGCGAGTTCGTATTTGAGACACAGTACATGCAGAACCCTACCCCTATGGAAGGTCTTATGTACCATGCCTTCAGAACATACGATGAGCTGCCGGACAGAAGGTATGCAAGAATGATTGGCAACTACACCGACTCGGCAGATACCGGTTTCGACTTCCTTTGCTCTATATGCTTCGATGCACACGATGACGGCTATTATGTTACCGATGTTCTATACACCAAGCGACCGATGGAATACACGGAACCAGCGCAAGCCAATATGGTTAAGCGCAATCAGACAGATGTCTGCTTCGTCGAGAGTAACAACGGTGGACGCTCTTATGCCCGCAATGTCGAGCGCATAACAAGGGAACACGGAAACAGAATCACCCAGTTCGTAACGTTCACTCAATCGAAGAACAAACAGATCAGAATCTTCACTCGCTCCAGCGAGGTAAACAATAAACTAGTCTTCCCTTCTAATTGGGAACAGTTGTGGCCGGAGTTCGCCCATGATATGAAATCCTACAGAAAGGAAGGATATAACGCTCACGACGATGCACCGGACGCTTGTACGGGCATCATAGAGAAGTGCGAGGAGTGGCTTAACAATGCTACCGATGCACAGCTCAGACGTGGCGGTTTCTTGTAATTTTCTTTTTCATTATGTTAACTAGGCGTTTGCTCGCGAGAGTAGGCGCCTTAACTATTTGAATATCAGCCTATTACAATTTAGTATTTTTAACTAAAATAATCATTAGTATATTCGCATATATCAAATAATTTTCGTACCTTTGCATATAGATAAAAGGTAGTACTTTTGACTATTCAGAGCCTACCTTACAAGTTGAACCAATTAAAATTATAAAGATTATGAAGAATTTAGTTTACGCTCGCTTTGAGGCAATGACAGTTGATGAGATTTCAGAGCTTATGAGAATAGCATCTGAAAAGATGGCAATCAAGATAGCTTCAGTTGCTCCTACATTGTTCCGAGTTTCAGCATATGGCATCTTTGATGGAGATGCAGAGGACTGGGGCTTCGAGAGTGCAGATTGCGGATTGTTCCAGGGAGAAGAGGAGTTCGAGGCAACCAAGAAGTTGTACGAGACCACCATCGCTTAATATAGGAGGAGGAACTGCTATGAGTGGTCTTTTTGAAACAAAGCTTCTCAAATACAAGAAGCACATCATCCAGGTTTTTGAGGATATGTTCGGTCAGAGATACGTCTATATCGACGGCAAGACGCAGACTTATTCTATTAACAATGCAAAGAGAATGATTAGCCTATGTTGTCAACAGTAATATTCACGGATGGCGTCAAGAAGAATGTGGAGCCATCCAACGGAACGGATTTCTCATTGGAGGAGTTGAGAGGATTTGTTGGTGGACACATTGAGTTGGTCAGACTCAGCAAGTCGCAGGTGATGGTAGTTAATGAGGAAGGCAAGGTTTACGATCTTCCTCAGAACGAGAACGCCACGATGCTTGTGAATATTGCAGGTATCAGAGACGTAATAGTAGGTAATGTATTAGTTTGTGACATTAATAAAATCAAATAATATGGATAAGAATGAATTGATGTTGTTTCTTGTAGAAAATGCTGAGTATAGTGAGCAACAAGTAGCCAATATGACAAACACAGAGCTGATGGACCATTGGCTGGAGTATTACGGAATTTGTGGATGGATGGACGACATCAAGGATGTTGTATGTGCCGCCTTTGGAGTAAATTTGGAGGACTAGCCATGTACAAAGAGAATATAGGAACAGACAGATATGGGCGCACGATGCGCCTATATCACTCCTGCAACACGGTCTATTGCGACCATGTCAAGAACGATAAGGTTGTCAGGACAAATCAGATTAAGGTAGATAACGACATCATCTTAATGTTCAGTGCTTTGCATACGAGCGGAGCATACATTTACGATGAGATTCATAGAAGATACGGGAAATGGCTATGAAAAAGATTATCACCATTGAAGTAGAAAGCTCTAGTGTAGAGTACTATAGTAGATTCTATACGGATCTGGAGTCTTTCGTCACGCACAGAGTGAATGGTACTCCATTGAGAATTAAAATAACCTCAGATATTAAGTAGCGTATGAAACCAATGTTAGCAACAAGATATTATCCGTCACAGACGAAGTTTCCTTGCTTCGTCCAACCTAAGTACGACGGATGCGTTAGAGGAGATACTAGAATTTATACTGACGCAGGTCTTTTATACATAAAGGACATTGTAGAAAATCAGATGAAAGTGAAAGCTTTATCTGAAAAAGATGGAAGTCTTGTGTATCGTGATATAGTAGCTTGGGCGAATAATGGCTCGGAGAAATCTGTTTGGTACGAAGTTAGTGTCGATGGGCATTTGCTACGATGCACAGATAACCACAAGCTACTCACTCAGCGTGGTTACATAAGGGCAGATGAGTTAAAAGACACCGACCATGTGGCATGCAGAGCATTATCTGATTACGGTATGGAAATACTAAACGGAATGCTGTTTGGCGACAGTTGTCTTAGTAAGGATTACAGAAAAGATAGTTGGAGAACTCATATTTGTTCAAATGTAAAAGAGTTTGCTGCGTTCAAAGCGGACCTGTTAGGCTTAGAGCATTCAGAGCCATACCCATATACAAGCGGCTATGGAAGAGATTGTTACCGAATTAACATAGAGGCTGTAACAACTTTCATTGACCCATTGAAATATATGGAGTATCGTTCTCACAAATTCAGAAGAAGAAAATGTATCAGAGTAAAGGAGTTAATGGAAATGCTATCAGACAACTCTTTATCTATTTGGTATGCAGACGATGGCACAATCAGCTTCAATAATGGAAACAAGAAGACTCCAAGAATTTTTCTTTCTACTCATAGATATTCAGTAGAGCAAGTCCGAGAGTTCATAAAATTCTTCGTGATTAAATATGATTGCTGTCCTACAATGGTTAAGGATAAACGAGTGGGAGAAAAGGGTGATGGTGCTGGATATTATCTTACTTTCACAACTGAAGACTCATTTAAGTTGTTGGATGTATTAAGATTTAGAGCGGTGAAAGGTTTGGAGTATAAGTACTATTATTCAGATTTGGAGTATTTGAAGCCAGCAACGCTAAAAACAGCATTCAAGCCTATCTCATACATTCATAAGAAAACGACCGTAGAGACAAAATACGACATAGAGGTATTTGAGACACATAATTACGTTGCCAATGGGATTGTTATCCATAACTGCCGCTGCATCCTTCATGAAGGAGAAGGTGGCGAGGTTCACCTCACATCGAGAGGCGGTAAGGAATATGATGTTCCTCAGATTAAGGCTTGGGGAGAGAAACACCGCGGTATGCTTCCTTTGGATGGGGAGATATACAACCACCAGGAATTGACCTTCCAGCAGATATGTTCTGCCGTCAAGTGCCGTTCTGCTATGACTGACAAGCTACGTATGGTTATCTACGATGCACAGATTCCGGGAAGTTTTTCTGCCAGATGGAAAGTTCTGCAGGAGGAGTTTGCTTCCATTGATCCAAATGGACCGGTGTACCTTACGCAGACTTTCGTTGCCCATTCAGAGAAGGACATCAAGCGATGGCATAAGATATTTGTTTCTACGGGTTACGAGGGTGCCATTATCAGAAACGCAGATGGAATATACACCGAAGGTAGAAGCAATGATCTTATGAAGTTGAAATCGTTCGACACGACGGAGTTCAAGGTGGTCGATGTTTTGGAAGCAGAGGGCAATGATGCAGGTACCGCGATATTCAAACTGAAGTGTGGAGAGTACGAGTTCTGTGCCCGCCCTGTAGGTTCAAGGTCACTCAGAGCCCAATATTTAGCCGATAAGGACGAGTTGATAGGTATGGCGGCGACTGTTCAGCATCAAGGGTATTCTGACGCTGGAGTGCCGAGATTTCCAGTATTGTTGAACATTAGGGATTACGAGTAATGGCAGCATTAAATATTAACGAGTATTACGGCTGCTTCTCTTGCGAAGCTGCTGACGAGCACGGAAATGGTTGCAGGCACGGTCTGCTGTTCCCGGTACTGCTTGCGATGGGAAACAAGAGAAGCTGCCCAAACTATAAATATAAGAACAAATAACTATGGAAGTAAAGGTTAAGATTAAGAGAAATTACAAGCCAAAGTCAACTCTTGCGGTTCTCATTAACTATAAGAGCGGACTGCAGAGATTGGTAAAATTCATATACCCGGATGATTGGGATATCCACAAGCTCGATTTGCACATCAATTCACACAGCGAGTTCAATGTAAAAAATGTGCGCTTTTCAGAGGACATCAGTATGATGCGTATGAAAGATAATCTGGAGGAGATCAAGAAGCTGGGATATCGCGTCATTAGCTTGACACAGACGTATGGGTACATCTTAAGAAAAGATGGTAAGTTCCTGTCGTACAGCCTTGCTAGATACTCCTATGAGGGAGGTATCAACTTTACCTATAATTACAAGCCGTCGAGAAGCCAAGGAATGGGTTCCGTCCAGGGAGACTATGATTTCGGATATCATGAGTTTTCCAATGAAATGATTGACAAGATGATGGACCACCCGAAGCTCTACGGTAAGGTCGAACATTACAAAGACTTCAATGAGTACCGCCAGCTGAATGCAGGGCGAGAAAAGGCACTCAAAAATATTAGCTGATTTTTTTTGGTTCAACACAATAAAGTACTATATGATGCGTTATTAATCTGATAGACGGATTATTAACTAAAGCTTAGCTACCGGCATGACGGGCGCATCATATGGGAAATAGAAAATTTGTTCCACAGGTAGGAAACCATCTTGTAACTATCTCGAACATTTTAGCTGTTGTTTCATTTATAGCCATAATTGGTTCAATTATAACTTGGATAAACACCTTGAATACTTCTGGCGGTTATGGATATGAAAGTTCAAGTATTAGTGGCGTACAGGCATTTGGCTACGTTATTGACTCATTGCTTTGCCTGGTAGGTTCTTTTGTACTCAGAGGATTCTCGTTTATCGTGAAAGCAGCTGTACGCTATCTTGATGAGAAAGGTGAGTTTGATGAAAAGTAGAATGTAATTGCTATGTCATCAAAGCTTATAGTAGATCAAAAGAACGTAAAGTATCTTTTTCAAGATAAAAAAGCTACGTTCTTGATTCCTGATTATCAGCGTCCGTATGCTTGGGGAGAAGACGAATGTAAGGTCTTATGGGAAGACTTATTTTCCTTTTCATTCCCGAATAACAACTGCGACAGCTTCGATTCTTCAGAGAGTTACTTTCTCGGTCCTATAGTAACATTCCGTAATGACGAAGGGAAACTTGAGATCATTGACGGTCAGCAGCGTCTTACGACCTTGCTTCTCTTACTGCGAGCTTTCTACAATCGCCTGGAGCACATGAAAGACAATCGTTCAATCAAGATGCGAGAGGATATAGAAAAGTGCATTTGGAGAGCAAACGAGTTCGGAGAATATGATCCAAACGACTTGAAGATAAATTCGGAGGTTGCAACTGATAACGACAAGGAAGAGTTTATGGATATACTCCGGAAAGGAACATCAGAAGGAAAAAGTCGGTATGCGACCAACTTCAGATACTTTCAAGACAAGATAGGAAAATTCATTGAAGAATACCCTTCTTTCTTTGCATTATATCCAGCTCGCATTCTCAATAACTGTGTGCTACTTCCAATAGAGGCAGAATCGCAAGATACTGCTCTTAGAATATTCTCGACGCTTAATGATAGAGGTAAGCCATTGTCTGACTCAGACATCTTCAAGGCACAACTCTATAAGTTCTACTCATCCATCGGAAAGAAGGAAGAGTTTATCACTACATGGAAAGAGCTTGACGAACTCGTTACAAAAATATTCCACCCATATCGTGGAACACCTTTAGATGAGTTGTTTACACGCTATATGTACTACGAGAGGGCTTTGCTGACGAATCGTAGTTCTATGACAGAAGGACTTCGAAAGTTCTATGAGAAAGATGGATATGTCCTACTTCGACGAGAGCAGACTTTAGAGAATCTTGTCTTGCTAGCCGATTTCTGGAAAGATGTATATTCTCAGAATGAAGACCGTTTTTCCGTGGATGTACTAAAGCGCTTGTTTATATTGAATTATGCGCCTAACAGTTTATGGACATATATCGTATCAGTATATTTCATGCACTATAAGAATGCTGAGAATATGCTAGACAACGAGAAGTTCTATCTGTTCTTGAATCGTTTGATAGGCTTTATCTGGGCATACGCTATCAGCAACCCAGGAATAACAGCCTTGCGAGCACCGGTCTTTAACGAAATGGTGAATATCATAGAGAACAAAGAGATAGCTTTCGAGAACTATCTATTCCAAGAGGAATTGTTCCGTTCGCAATTCAACAACTTCAGTTTTTCAAACACTCGTGCGATTACGAAGTCGATGATTGTGTGGTGGGCATTCTCTTTCGATAGCCAGGAATTGCTTCCTCTTGACGCAACATATGATATTGAGCACATCTTCCCAAGGAACAGACAAGTCAAGGAAGGTGGATTGTCGAGTGACGAGGTTCTTGAAATGTTGGGAAACAAATCGGTATTGGAGCGAAGAGTTAATATTCGGGCATCCGATTACAGATTTGCTGACAAGATTAAGTATTATAATGGTGAGTTCAAATCCACAGGCGAGAGGATTGGAACTAAGATACACGAATTACGAATGCTGTCACAGACGTTGACAGATTTTACAGAAACGGATATTAGAGAGCGCACGTCAAGAATGCTTGATAAGTTTATCTCTTATCTCAAATCTAACTCTCTGATTTCCAGCAAATTAAATTCGTAATTTAGGTTAAATGATTTGGTAATTTGACAAAAAATTCGTACCTTTGCATATAGATAGAAGGTAGTAATTTTGTCTAAGAGCCTACTATATAGGGCAACTGTGAGTTACTACCTGCCGAGGGAATCAAGACCGGGACGCTGGTCTCCCAAGGGTCTAGTTCGGGGCGTAACAAGCGGCTGCCCTTCTTTACAATAATGAGCTTGATAGGTTGCATAAAAAACTAGATTATGGCAACAAACGCAGACATGAGCTTGAAAGAGTTCGCAAAGGAAATGCTGGTCGAAGTCAAAAAGGACCAGGAGTGGTTAACAAGACAGAAGGAAATCATGGGTGATCTCCAGGAGAGAATCGATGAATGCTTCAAGAAAGTGCAGAAGTGCGACATGACAAAGGGTGTCTATTCCACTACGCAGATGGCGAAGGAGTTGGGCATGAGCAGCGCACAGAAGCTGTACGAAGAGCTGAAGGAGGTTGGCCTTGCGTTCAACCAGGGTTATGAGTGGATGCTGACAAGTCCCTACTCCACCTATCAGCTAACTGAGGTGACTACCCATATCATCAAGGGCAAGTACGTAAGAAGACCTCTTTGGACGGAGCGAGGCAGACGCTGGCTTCTCGCATTGAAGGAGAAGAACATTATCTGCAACCTGCCGAAGCCGAGAGTGCCGAAGGCTGTTGAGAAGTGTATTGCTTCTCAGTCCGGTGAGAAGAAGGAAGAGGTCAAGGTCGAGCCGCCAACACCGCTGATGAAGAAAGCCGAGACGCTTAAGGATGAAATCAACTGCCTTTTGAGTCTCATTACAGAGGTCGGAAAGGGAGAGACGATGCTCCTTATGGGAGACATTATGACAATCTCCACCACCATCAGTGAGCACGTGAGCACATTGGCTTTCGAGGCTTACAAGACATTAAATGCACCAGCGAGGGCTTGAACCAATTAAAATTCGAAAAAGATTTGGATTTTCCAAAATAAAATATTACCTTTGCAGCGGTAAAGGAGAAAGATAAAAAGCACTGAAATTCATCCGGAACCTAAGCCCAAATTGAGTCAGGCAGGGGCGCCCATGAGGCCTGTTTGACCTTGGATGGTTTCAGTGCTTCATTTTTAGAAAGAATATTTCTTTATTACCAATTTTTCGACATCTTTTATAACGCAAACTATATTCTTGACAACTATTGGCTGTTTGTTCTGTTTAGCGACGTTAACAAAACTTTTATAGCTCTCAACAACGCTTTCGTCTTTGAACATTTTCTTATCATGGAAATAAAGACAAACAGTATTGCTATTGTCATTCTGCTGAGCATTCCAAATACTCAGCTGTTTATTTTTGGTCTTGATTTGATTTCTGTATTTATAGGTATAACTACAAACAGATTTTATATCCATGCGCACACCATCAAAAATCATATCGAGAGATTTGTATTGGCTGGTAGTATTAGGCATTCTTTCACCCTCTTTACATAAAATAACACTATGCCCGTTATTGTAAGCCAAGTCTCTCAATTCATATTCCAGATCATACCCAGTCATTTTACCAAGGCATGGCTCTTGGTTCTCGTCTGCCTTTTCGTGCTTGACGTGAGTAGCCTTAAGGCCGCCTTCAGAGTTCATTGCCACATCTGTATATTCCTTGTCGCCTTTCAGTGATAAGAATTGCTTTCCCCGTTCGCTTTTCAAGACTATACTAGAAGTAATATACTGTTCGTTGTTTGTGAGAAATACAGGAATGCTCTTAGATGACAGAATCTTGGATTCGTTTCTGCTGATATAGTCGTTGAACTGCTTAGGAACCTCAGATACTCTCCGTTTAGGACCTACGCTCCAATATTCTTCCTCGCTCATAACGATAGGAATAGCATAGCACATACAATTTACATGCCATCCATTCCAATCAAATGGCAACGGATAAATACCAGCTAATTCATCGCACATATCATGCTTAGGATGGCTACCACTCGGTTTTATCTCTTTGCCTTTAATGTAGTCCATCCTAGCCCATCTTTCCTGCTCGGCAGAACGGTAGGCCATGTTTATCTCGTTACGTGCCAGGCGCACGCTTCTGTACTCGCAGTTCTGAATGGTTATGGCTTTGCCGTATTTCTTCTTATAGTCTTTGGCAAGTGATGGATAATCATTAAGGTACTTACTGACCTTCTTACTGAGTTTAACAGCACTCATTCCCTTCTCTATGCCGACAGATAGAGCTTTCTCCAGAGCCTCCTTTACATCAGTTCTCTGGTTCCATATTCTTTCTGAAAGACCGAGACCTTTTATCTTTCTCTCCATGAAAGCTTTCTTTGCCGCGTTGTTGTGCTCAAAGTAAGCTTTCTGCTTTGCGTCCGCTATCTTCCTGGTAAAGGTGCCGATTACCCTCTTGGCAAGTAGGTCCTGCAGCGTGTTACTGTTCTTCCATTCGTCCGATATGCCATTATAGACCAATGCCTGTATATTGTTTGAATAGTAATCCAGCAAGGCGTTCACCTTCTTTTCTGTTCTAGGGTAATCATCAAAAGAGAACTCGCCATCCCCATCGAAGTCGGTGGAGGTGGCAATTTTAGCGGACTCCTTGGCAAGAGTCTCATAGATGGAAATGATTTTCCGGGTATAAGTATTCAGTCTCTTGCCAAGGTCTTTATATGCCTTTTTCTGATTAGGCAGTTTTGGCTTTTTCATACAATTTCATTTTAAAGTGTTTGCAGCAATCCCAGTTGAGAAGAACGCTCCATTCTTGATATGGGCATTTGGCTAGGATAGGCTGTCCTTTAAGGTTCATACTATGAAAATCAGTAGCATGAGCACATTCACGGCAGAAATGCTGCACTTTATCTTCCTTCTTCTTTCTCATAGCTATTCCTCCGAGAATAAGTTAGGCATTGAAGCAGCTGTTCTGGTCGCCTCGGCTTCGTCCTCTTCGCGAATCTCTTGGTAAGTAGCGTCTGGGTCGTCGGAAATGCCAGCACGTTTGATTGACTCTTTCTGGCTGATGATTGGCTTGTTTCCGTTGCCCTTCATCCACTTTTCAATTTGGGTCATCTCGTCCTCTTGGATGAATGGAGTGATGATGTGCTCTACCGTAATCTCATCCATTCTAGCCTCCCATTTCGTATTCATCTTGGCAAGGAAAGCCTTTATGACGTTGGCCTCTCTCTCGAAGCCTTCAATCCAGGCACCCGTCTCCTCTCCTATCTTAAGATGGGCATCCATGAGGAGTGTCTTTCTTGAATCATAGCCGATATTGCCAAGACTCTTCAAATTCTCGAAACTGATGTCCGGCATCTGGGACTGCATGAAGAAAAGCTTTACGAGAGTGTCAACGTGATACTTAAGAGCCTCGATAGCCTGCTGCCAAGACACGTAGCTAACATCGCCATCTTCGCTGACTCTATACACTCTCTTGCTCTCTCCCTTTCGCTCCATTCCAACGATGGCACCGGCAATCTTCAAGACAGGAGCGGAATTGTATGCCACAACATCGCTGTTTCGGGAAATGGTGTACTCGATATTCTCACGTATAGGTTTCAATCCTTCCCAGCATGGCTTGTGACGGTACCAGAACACGGCAGGAATCTTGTCGATAGAAATCTCATTTTCATCCACCAGATTCCATCCTGACTCTTCATCGTCTGAAGACATGTCCCATTTGTAATGATGGTCTGCGGTATAGGTCTCGAAGAAGGTGTGCTCTGTGTCAGTAACCTTACGCTTATACTCGAATGACAGAGCAAGCAAATCGTCATACTCATCAAAATAAGGATAGATGTCAACTCCGTCCATTGGAGAGAATGTCTTGCATTTCAGTTTGTACTGACTGTCGAAGCCGTAGAGCTTGTTGGGCTTCTTCTGCGTGTACCAAAGTGTGAACATCTGACAAGAGGCGTAATAGCACTTTGCTCTGTGCATGTTCACGGCATCAATGTGTGCACAGGTGTAGATTTTCTCGATGGCACGCACAATCGACTTCAGTTCCTCGTCTTTCTGATCATACGTATATACACGCTTGACCGGTATAGCCATTGTGAACTCAGAGATTCTTCGTGTAAGAAGCTTCTCCAATCCGATAGGCAATCTAGCTGCCTTTTCTACAATTCCGTCATCAAGCGTTCTGTCCTGTCTGCCTACGTGGTCGTTTACGATTTCATGGAGCATAGGCTCATACTCAGACAACAGGGTACTCCAAAGTGGAATATCCAGCACGCGTTGTTTCAGCTCTCCTATGATGCTGCCAACGTCATTTCTTTTAAAAAGTTCATTAAAATCTATCATAATCTTCGAAGTTTTGATTTAGCAAAATTACGGATATATTCGCATATATTTAATAGTTTTAGTATTTTTAACTAAAATAATCATTAGTATATTTGCATATATCAGAAAATTTTCGTACCTTTGCATATAGATAAAAGGTAGTACTTTTGACTATTCAGAGCCTACCTTATAAGTTGAACCAATTAAAATTATAAAGATTATGAACAATTCAGTTGAAACAAAGAAGGCAGAGGTTAGAAAGAACGTCAAGAATACACTTGAGTCAGCCAAGATTAAGATTATTAACGTAATTTCAGTTTGTCATGATTGGGAGGTAGAATATGTCGACTTAGGTTTTAATTCACTTAACGTTCGTTTGAATTTAAAAGGAGTCGAAAGAGACAGAAGCCTGGAAATTCGTTACCAGAAAAAAGATGGTAATTTCCAGGAAGAGTCTTTCAACACCAATGTGGCAAGCTGTGGTAGCTTTGACCTTCTTGATGCAAACGACAATCTTAAGTACTACACAGCGATTGGCGACATTCTCAACCATAAAGATATGCTTTCACTTTTGAAAGATAATATGGTCCACTTCACAAATAAATTCATTGAGTTACGTAAAGAGTATGATGAATTAGACAAGGAGGATTAGTTATGACAAAGCAAGAAGAAATCGATATTCTACAGTCCTTAAAGGGTGATACCTATTTCGCTCAGTTCTTCGGAAGCAAGGACATTGATCAGATGTGTCAGAACATCAGTAACGACTTCGCCATTGAGGGCGGATGCGGATTTAGTCAGAAAGCAGAAGCTTTAGAGCGAATCAACGCAGACCTCAAAAAGGAGTTTCAGAAGAAAATCCATGATTTGGGAATGGAGCTTATCAAGGTTCTCGACAAGGGATTTGATGAGGATGCCATCTACCAGTTGGTTGAAGGCGAGGTCGGAATTGATGCTATCATCATGTTCAAGCACAAGAATAATATAAAGCTTACAGAAAAGGAGATAGATTACTTAGTATCAAAATTATGATAGGGCATTCGTGTATGGATTGTTCTCAACATGGAAGTTGCAACAATCCAAAAGAAGGAAAAGATTTTGTTTGTAACCAGTGGGAATGGAAATACTCAGGAAGCTGGTTTGATAAATAACAACAAAAAATTAAGTTATGAAAAGCGAAAAAGTTACAGCAGACGATTTGAAGGTTACACTCTCAGAGCTGGGAATAACATCTGGTTTGAAGCAGGAAAAGATTATTCAACGCCTGCAGGTCAATGGCTGCTTGATTGCAATGGTAACTGATGTATTGGATCAGCTCATCAAGGATGAACAATCTATGTTCAAGTTGTTAAATGTTCAGTACAAGCAAGAGCAGAAGATGCACTATAATCAGATGCATGATGCAGCTAAGAAGTACTACTTCCATCTGAAACCCTTTAACAAGAGTTTCTTTGGTGACGAGAACATTTGCGCCAACCTTGAGGATAACGCAAATGACATCTACGACATCATCAAGCTTCTTGCGGACCACACTAACGACCACAAGGATATGGAAGTGATTAAGAGAAACCTCAGAAAGAGAAAGTTGAACCATCATATATTCGATTAAGATTATGAAAGAATTGTATTATTTAGTACACTGGCCAGAAAGTCAAGAACTTATAGAAATTGAAGGTTTTGAAGAACACTCTTCTTTAGCTATAGATGAAGGTGCTTATTACTTCGTAGAAAAGGATTGGTACGATGATATGTTCATAAATGAGCAGAAGAATTTCTTAGTTGACGAGTTCTGTTCCTTACCTATAGATAAGATGGTAGAAGTAGTAGGCGAAATGCTGAATAACCTCAATGGCGAACAAGTAGCCAGAGTTATAGAAGACGCTTTTGATAATTTGCATGAGCAAGCCCAGGAGCACGTAATCAACTATGTGAAAGGGTAAGGATATGATGTTAGGAGAAATGATTACTCGCAGATGTCTGCTTACCTTGGATGGGGGGGCAAAGATTCAAGCAATCCTCACTATGCCGAAGCCGACAAAGCCCATCTTTCAAAAGGAAATGGAGCGTCAGTTTATTAAGAGTATTAATGAATCGCAGCCAAATGCGATTCACAAGGTTATTAATTGTCACATAATGAGAAATTAAGATTATGGAAACAGCAAGACATATTGTAATAGACATAGAAACATTAGGTAGAAGAAATGATGCCGCTATTACTCAAATTGGCATAGTAACAGCAGATGAAAATTTCGATGTGTTAGATCGTTATCTGATACAAACAGAACCTAAAGCTTGGAATACTTGTGAAAGAACATTCACTGGAGATACTTTACTCTGGTGGATTCAGCAAAAGAACAGTCCAGAAAGTAATAAGCCTACTCATATTGTCCATAGCTACAAATATTTAGTATATAAGCTGTATCAAATCTTTAATAGATACAATACAGAAGACACTATAGTTTGGACTAAAGGGGCAATGGACCTATTTTGCATTAAAGATATATGCGAGTATTTTAATATGGAAGCTCCCTGGAAGTTTTGGCAACCTAGAGACATCAGAACCGCAAAGGAGTTCATAAAAGAGTGGAAGACTTTTGAGAATAATAATCATAACGCTCTCGATGATGCTTTGAACCAGTTGAGAGAGTTGAAAGCTAACTTAATTGAAAGATAGATATGGAAGAAAAGATTAATATAGCGGAAATCCTAAAGGATAAACCGCAAGGGACTAAGTTATATTCTTCCGCTTGTGGTAAATGCAAGTTAGAAGAAGTAGATGATAAAAGTTTCAAAATATCCTTCTATAATTCAAAGTTTGGTTTTATGAATGGTGGAGAAGGGTATCTTGATAAAAATGGCAAATTGTATGATGATGGAGAATGTGTCGTTTTTCCATCAAAAGAAATGCGTGACTGGAGCAAATTTGCTTGGAAGAGAGGTGATGTATTAGTCAATAAATACAATAACTCACATATTATCTTTGATAAGTTTAACGATGATACATATACAACTTTTACAGGTAAGCTATTCTTTCAAGTAGTTAAAGCAGGCTATAATTACACTCATACATGTAGTGACGTTATGACACAAAACTTCGATATTGAAAAAGGTGATGCTGTTCAGACCTACATCAATGCCATCGAGGAACGTTTGGGCGGAAAACTCAATCGTGAGACCTTGGAAGTAGAAAAGACTCAGCCTGAGTTCAAGGATGGGGACATAATTACTTTTAAGGACCGAATTATTATTATTTATAATACTTCTATAGAGAAGTCTCCAACAAGGACAGGAATATACTATCATGCATGCCTTAAAGAAGGTAAATTAACGGTTAATGAATATTTGATAAGCTGTGGATTCGGAGAAGGATGGTATTCTTCTACAGAAGAAGAGAAACATCAGCTCTTTGATGCTCTTGCAAAGGAAGGCAAGGCTTGGGATGCTGAGAAGAAACAGATAGTAGATTTGAAGTCAAAGATTGAACTCAAACCATTTGATAAGGTATTGGTTAGAGATAGTGAATCAGATAAGTGGCGTGCAAATTTGTTTGGTTATATAGACAAAGATGAATATTATCATTGCGTTTATGCTAATTGGGTATATTGCATTTCTTATGCTGGTAATGAGCATTTGTTAGGTACAACTAAAGACGTGGAGGATTAGGTATGATAGACGATAAGAAAATAGAAAAAGCTGCACAAGGAGCAGCAGACTTGTATGAGCAAGACTTGCCTATAATGTCTTATAATGAAGACACAGAGGTTGACGGTCAGCATCACTTCTGCCAAGAATTTGGCGCTGAGTTGTTTAAAGATGGTGCTCGCTGGGCTATCAATGAGTTCTTAAAAGGCTTGTGGCATCCTATTAGTGATAAGCCAGAAGAACATACAGATATTATCTACATTGATGAAGACAAAGATTTTTGGGATATTAATAACTATGATTCTAATAACTTTGATGATTCTTTTGGTAAAGGTTGGGAGTCAGCTTGTAGAACGCAAGACATTTATAAGTGGGCTTACAAAGATGATTTGCTCCCAAAGGAAGGAGGTAAGCAATGAAAGAGCTTAAAGTTGGAGAAAGAGTAACCATTACTCTTGAAGTTGTTGAAGCTGTTAAAAGCAAAGGCTGTGATGGATGCTTTTTTGATAGAAATGGCGGTTGTGTAGCAATATCACTTGGAATGGAGTGTGTTCCAAAATATCGTTCAGACAAAAAGAGTGTAATCTTTAAAGAAGTTAAGGAGTAAAGCGTATGAAAACAATAAGATTAGTAGTAGAACTCATTAACGTTCCTAACGAATGTTCAGCCGAGAAATTTAGAACGATGTTAGAGGATGGTGAATTACCTTCTTGTATTGCTGATAACTTTGGTATCGTAGCTGCTAATATGGCAGATAAGAATATTGAAGATTTAGACAATTTTCAGTTCACCATTTATCCATTTCCTGAAGATGAAGAGGATGAGTTTGATGATGATGAATTTATTATTTAAGTAATGTAGGTGTAGGTATGAGCAATGATAAGTTGTTGAGAACGGATTTTATTCGTCTTAAAAATATGTTGATAATATTTGATAGACGATATGTAAAAACCAACGAAGAGTCTATTTCCATACAAGAAGTGATAAAAGCGATAGATAGAAGATTAAGTGTTTAACCGCCTTCGGGCATAAATTTTAAGATATGACAGAAATAGAATTATACAACGAATTACAGAATGTAGAAGGTTGTTTAAAGATGGCTGATTCACAAATATCAGAGCTTCGCAAAAAGAAGAATGATATAATGAACGACTTTCTAAGTTTGTTACCATTTCAGGAAGGTGACAAGGTGAAAGATAAAGATGGCAATATCTTTATCATAGAACGTCTAAAAGATGCTGTTTCGCTTGGCAAGAATGAAATCAAGGTTCGTTTTCTTATCCGAAGAATAAAGAAAAACGGAGAGCCTTACTGTTTCGTAAACGAAGCTTGGGGAATTGATTATTTTTCCCTTGAGAAAGTAGAAGAGTAACTAACCATCCCTTAATATAAGTAATATGAGTGAAAAAGTAATCAAATCGTACAAGGCATTCGACAAGAATATGCGATGCCGTGACTTCCAGTACGAAGTTGGAAAAGAATATGAAATTGATGGAGATATAAAGTGTTGTAATCGAGGTTTTCATGCTTGCAAGTCTCCAATAGAAGTGTGGGACTACTACGATATGCTTAACTCTCGCTATGCAGAGGTAGAACAGTCTGGTAAGATTGAGAAAGAAGAAAATTCGACAAAGGTATGCTCATCGCACATTAAGATTAAGGCTGAATTGAAGCTGGCTGACATCATTAATATCGGTGTCGAGTGGCTGAAAGATATAACATCACCATCTAAAGTTAAGATAGATGGTGTTTTAAACGACAACGGAGATAGAAGAAAACAGATTGGCTCATCAGGCGACTATGCTCAGATTGGCTCATCAGGCGACTATGCTCAGATTGGCTCATCAGGCGACTATGCTCAGATTGGCTCATCAGGCGACTCTGCTAAGATTGGCTCATCAGGCAACTCTGCTCAGATTGGCTCATCAGGCGACTATGCTCAGATTGGCTCATCAGGCGACTATGCTCAGATTGGCTCATCAGGCGACTATGCTCAGATTGGCTCATCAGGCGACTATGCTCAGATTGGCTCATCAGGCGACTCTGCTAAGATTGGCTCATCAGGCTGCTCTGCTAAGATTGGCTCATCAGGCTACTCTGCTAAGATTAGTAGCACTGGAGAAGATTCCGTTATTATGTGTGCTGGCAATAGTTCCAGAGCAAAAGCAAAGGTTGGCTCATGGATAACGCTGGCAGAGTGGAAATGGAGCGATGAGAAAAAACATAATGTTCCAGTATGCGTTAAGACCGAATACGTTGACGGAGAAAACATCAAGGCTGATACTTGGTATCGACTTCAAAAAGGAGAGTTTATCGAAGTAATTGAGTAACTAACATAAATATAAGTAATATGAACAAAAAAGTAAGTGAATTTGTGCGTAAGTATGTTGAGGAGCACTTGGATAAGAGTGACTCAAAACAAGAGTTTGAAGTGTTTGTAGTATGGCAGTGCTACATTCTTGGTAATGCAAAGTGGCTACTTTCGACAACGCTTCCAGATGGTATGTATTATGAGGTGACATACAACAAAGTCAAGAATGAGTTCTATCTTGATGCTTACAAGAAATTTGAGAATCGTTGCATTCCAAACAAGTAACTAACCACCCTCTCCTTGACAACAGGGAGAGGGTAAAAAATGGAGAATTGTAGTATGGTGTATTGTTTTTGTGATTTTTGTGATTACAAGGATAAGTGTAAGTACTATCGAAAGGTAGTTGTTTGTCCTTATATGAAAGAGGAGGAATAGTTATGGAAATATCAAGGAGAGCCTATCAAGAATTGATAGACGGAGATATAGAATGGCTTCTTAGACAGCCTAGAGACCTCGAAAGAGACCATATAGAGGCAGTGCTAAGAAAGAGTGTTGAACTTTTATACGGAAAGGAGAAATAGATATGGAAGTATTAAAAGACATAAGTCAGTTAACAAAAGGTTGCGGAGTGACATTTATTAAAAATGATAAATTCCACTTCTACGAGTACCTTATGGTACACCCTAATCGTGAAACCTATTATCTTTTTATAGATAACTGGACGCAAAACGTTGTACGAATACACGTCAGCGAACTCTTAAATGGAGATTACTATATAGGTAAATATGATACTGTTTTCGTTAATAAAAAGATGATAGAATTTTATAAACGTATGATCCGCTGTCACGAGAATAGAATTAAAGAGAAGAGAACTTAAAGGAGAATAGTTATGGCAACATATAGAATAGTAGATATGTATCGTAAAAGCAAGGCTGTTAAAGGCATACATTACGATTCTCAGGATAATCCAATCCTTGCTTATCGTGTAGATAAGAGACATTCATTGTTATTTGGACTTATCCATTATTGGGATTATGGTGCATATAACCTTTGCCCAGAGTATTTGTTTTCTTCTATCAATAAAGCAGAAGAAGCTATATTGAAGGTAGATAAAAGTAGAAGAGTAACAATTATTTTATATAAGTAGCTTATGAAAATTAAAGATATTAAATTCAAGGCTAAACGTCTTGACGGAAAAGGATGGGTTTGCGGATATTTCTACGAAGAGAATGATAATACATACATCATTGAGAATCGTCAGAAAGAAAGCAAGTTAAACAGAAATCTCATTTATCAGGTTGACCCTTCTACCGTCTGCCAGTTCACAGGGTTAAAAGATAGTGAGGGAAAGGAGATTTGGGAAGGTGATATTCTCGAAGGAGAATCTAAATACGAAATTGTTTACACTAAAGGTGCTTTTGCAACTGTCTGTATTGGCTACAATGAAAGAGTATATTCTTATCCTTTATGTTATTTCGTAAAAGAAGACGGGGCTGTTGATGACAAAGTTGTTGGCAACAAATTCGATAAGGAGAAATAGCGTATGAAGAAGATTATTCTTATAGTACTATCTATTCTTTCGCTTGTATCTTGTAGTTATGAACTGAGAAAGGAAATTAGAGAAGCACAGATAGCTCCAACTGATGAATGCTGGTATAAAGGACACCATTATTTGGTATGGGATAATTCTCCAAGACGCAATAGTATTGTTCACGACCCAGATTGTCCTTGCCATTTAGACACATTGGGTATCTATGTAGTTGAGAATAATGATACAACTTATGTTATTGAAAAGAAGTAACTTATGGAAAAGAATATGTTTGAAGATATTGTTGCTGAAGGCAATATTGTTGTGATATATAATAATTGGATTGTGTTATGTAAGTGGTGGAAGCCAGAGCATCACAATCTATTCTGCTATCTTTATCTCCATAAGAAAGAAAATATCTTATGGGTAGGCTCTCATTTCACAATAACCGAGGATAAGAAGAAATATACTCGTTTGGCTACAAATGAAGAACGTCTTATGCTTTTTGAGAAAATGTTCAAGAATGGCATTGCTCTCAATAAGCAAGAGCATCATCTGATAGGTATGTCGTTGTAATTGAAAGATAAAATAGCGTATGGAAAAGAAAGTTTTGACCCTCACCGTCAGCAAGCAATGGTTCGATATGATAGTATCGGGCGAGAAGACTGAGGAATATCGGGAGATAAAACCTTATTGGGCTTCCCGACTGGTGAACCAACAAGCCGAAAGCGGTGAGGTGCTTTTCGATGAGTTTGGCGGTTATTGTCGCGTGATAGGTAAGCTGGAATACAAACCATACACTCATGTCCTCTTCATTAACGGCTACCGCAAGGATAGCCCACGTATCGAAAAGGAGATTGAGAGTATCACCATCGGTAAGCCTAAGAAAGGCTTATGCCCTGATAAGTGGCTTGATAAGGAATTTTTCATCATCAAATTCAAGTGATATGGCTAAGAAGAAGATTAAAAGTTGCGCTTTTTGCAGGAATTTTACATGTTGCAGTCCATATGGGTATGGACTATGCTTGCATCTTGGAATGCGTCAAGTCTCTTTCGATGAAGTTTGTAAGGATTTTAAGAGATAAGAAACAATGCCTTGGGCGGCTTAATGAACCCAAATTTTAAATTATGAGTAGAGGAAAACATTTTAGTGCAGAAGAGATTGAGTTCATCAAGGTTAACGCTTTGGTGATGACGACAACGGAGATTGCAAAGCAGCTCAATCGTAATTATTGGGCCATCCATCGAAAGATGAAGGAAATGGGTATCAGCAAGAGCCACGTGTTTACTGCTGACGAGGATTTCATCATTCGCAGAATGTATGGCAAGTACCCGGTAAAAGCCATTGCTACCAAGATTGGAGTGGATGAGAACGCTATTTACAACCGTTGCAAGAAGCTTAAGCTAACGAAAGGAGGTGCGCAATGATTGTCATAGTTACCGCTATGGATAAGGAATACGACCTTATCAGAGAATGGCTTATGAAGTCGGATATGCAAAACACGGTGTTGTTTAAGACGGGAATAGGAAAGGTAAATGCTGCTATCGGTTTAACCGATTTTCTCTCTTCTGTCGCAAATGACGTTGTTACAAGAGTTATCTCGGTAGGATGCGCCGGTGCTGCTGTTGCCGGTTTAAAGCCTGGTAATGTCGTAATCGGTAATTCATACTGTTACCACGATGTATATTGCGGCGAACCAAATGCCAACGGGCAAGTTCAAGGTATGCCGGCAGTCTTTCCCTCTGATTTCTCCTGGATTGATATGGATGAAAGATTCAGATTAGGAACGATAGCAACTGGAGATAAATTTATCACTACGAGAGAGCAGGTATTGGCGATTAAGGATTTTCTCCCTAATTCGTATAACGTATGTGCTATTGACATGGAGTCTGCCGCCCTTGCACAGGTATGCTACAAGAAAGGGATAGGGTTTACGTCTATTCGAGTTATTAGCGATAATCCTCTGGAGCCGAATCAGACCGAGCAGTATGTAGGATTTTGGGATAGCCTTGCCGAAAAGGCATTTAATGTTGTTTGTAAATTATTAGAGAATGATACCGAGTTTTAAAGTTGATCATACGAAACTGAAGCCGGGTCTTTATGTTTCAAGATTAGATAAATGGGGATTGGAGACTGCTACAACATTCGATATTCGTGTGTGCGAGCCAAATAAGGATATGATGTCACCAGCTGTTGCGCACACAATAGAGCATCTGATGGCAGACTACTTACGCAATGATAGCCCTCTTAACAATTCGGTTCTGTATTTTGGTCCGATGGGATGTCTTACAGGTTTTTACCTTATCCTTAAAGGTACATGGACTTCAAAGCTAATAAAGGAAATGATAGTGGAAGCTTTTAAAGCGTGTTCGCTATCAAAGACAATTCCAGGTGCATCTGAAGTGGAATGCGGTAATTATAGGCTCAACGACTTAAAAGGAGCAAAAGAGCTATGTGATATGTTCTCCGTATATCTATCCAAAGCTGGACCGGATAAGCTCAATTATCCGGATTAATATTTATATGTAACCATAAAGTATTTAATCATTAAATGTATTTCCTTGCAATATATTTGGTGTTTAAATACTTTTTTTATAATTTTGCAGCATTACTTATTGCTATTGCTTCGTACTGGGATATTTCTTGAATTTATTGTTCAATTAAATATTTAGTTAGAATGAAAAAAAGAACGAAGCAAGTTTTAGTTATTCTGAAACCCAAATCAAAGGCGTTGGGGTTCAGTAGAGAGGAGTTAGAGGGTATTGCTGCCGATGTTGCCAATAACTTAGAACTCGATGAAGAAGCCTCAGACGAGGATGTAAACGCAGAGATTGAAAAGCAGGTCAATGCGGTTCTTCCTTATCTTAAGATTGCGCAAAAGACCGCGCAGCGTACTATCCAGAGCTTTAAGGATAGTCAAGACTTGTATGACGACGAGGTCGATTACGAAGATGACGACCCTGCCGGCAGCAAGAAACCAATCCACAAACAGAAGAAAGAGAAAGATGAGCAGATTCCAGCATGGGGACAGGCAATTATTACTCAGAACAAAGCCTTGCTGACCGAAATCATCGGTTTGAAGTCAGAGCGTGAGAATGATGGCCGCCGTTCTAAGCTGAAGGCACTCCTTAAGGACAAAGGTACGTTCGGAAAGACTGTCTTGAAGAATTTCGACAAGATGAAGTTCGAGAACGAATCTGAGTTCGATGATTTTTTCGATGGTGTTGTGGAGGACTTGGCAGCTATCGATCAAGAGCGTGCTAACGAAGGTCTCGGAAAACTTGGTGCTCCTGCGGCTCAGAGAAAGCCTAAGAAGGATGAGGTTGAGGTTATCAAGGACGATGAGATAGATGAGCTTGCCAAAACAATGTAATCTTTAAATTTTAAAAGTTATGTATGGCGTAAGCAAGACAAAAACATTTGATTCAGGCAAGGAGTCTGTAATCATCAGAAATTACGTGAATGGCATCATGGGTGGTGTCATTCTTGACATGACAGGTTTCTCTGGAGAGTTCATCCAGTGCGGACACATTATCATTCGTGATACCAAGTCTGGCGAGTACAAGCCAATGCCGGTAACAGGTGATGCCTATGCGGCTCTTCCTGAAAACCACGAGTATGTAGGTGTCTGCATGACAACTGCTCCTGTAGATACCCCTCATGTAGGTGTTATGACGGCAGGTGAGGCTAATGATAAGGCTGTCCCTTATCCTGTCGATACGATCAAGGCAGCTTTGAAAACAGCCGTTCCTACTCTTCAGTGGGGACACGATGCAATCGGTTAAGGAGGTGATTTATGCAACAGAGTTCTTTATTTCTTAAGTATATCTTGAGTTTCTTCCCAATCCTGAAGACATTGATTGAGAAGATTAACGGTAAGCGCAAGAACGAGATGACGTATCTCCACAAAGATACATCCATTCTCCGCCGCGTTTATTCTACCGACAACAAATGGGAAGCCGACACTGTTGATACTTCTTACGTAGCTGCTGACTACGTGGCAGTGGATTCTCCGGTTCCATTGAAGTCTCGTGACAAGATTTCAACCGCCAACGGCAAACTGCCAAAGGTTGGTATGAAGAAGTTCTTGAAGGAGTCAGATATTCTTTCCCTCCGACTTATGGAAGCCCAGGGCGGTCAGACAGCAGAGATTCGCCGTAAGCTGGCGCAGGATCCGGTAGCTTGTAATGTCGGTGTTGATGAGCGTAATGAGTATGCACTTCTGTATGGTCTTTCTAACGGCTACGTAGCTGTTCGTGACGACGATAATCCAAAGGAGTTGCTCCGTATCAAGTATCAGTACTTGCCAGAAAATCAGCTCGGCATCAACAACGTCGATGATGGCATTACCGTTGCTGACTTGAAGAATTGTATTGAACAAGCATCAAATGACGGCAATACCATTTTGTACTTCTGGATTAGCAAGACAAAGTTTGATGCCTTAAAGAAAGCACAGGACGCTCGCGAGCTTGTTGCCAACTACAAGGGGCAGACTTATGACTCAAACACAAAGTTGCCTGTTCCTAATGCCAGCGTATTCCAGGAGGCATTCTTGGACGAGACCGGTGTATCATTCATAATCATTAATCGTACTGTCCGTTTGGAGCATGATGGTGTGAAGAAGAGCGTCAAGCCTTGGAACAACGATATGATTATCGGTGTCTGCTCACGGATGATTGGAGCCCTCGTTTACGGTCAGGTAGCAGAGGCAACCAACAGAGTGGCAGGTGTAACCTATCAGCAGATTGATTACAAGCTTATCTCTCAGTATTCAACAACTGATCCATTGCGTGAGACAACTGCGGTGCAGGCATACTGCTTGCCTGTCATCGAGGACGTTGACACAATCTATCAGATTAATACTAAGCTGGCAGACCCAGACGTTTCGGTTGATACCGAAAAGGAGAAAGCAGATACAGAGGACGCTAAGGTAACAATCTCTGATGTGACCTACAAGAAGCCGGAGGCTATCACAACCCTTAATGCTCTTGGTGCTACACTTGCTAGTGATGCCAGTGACAAGGAGATTATTGATGCCTACAATGAGCTTCCTCCTACAAAGAAGAAGGAGTTCAAGGATAACGCAGCTAAAGCTGAGTAATCATGAAGACGGTCGGACAAGCTTTGGTGGATGAGATACACTTCCCTATCCCCTATGGTTTCGTGGAAAACGCCTGCATAAAGCGTGATCTCGAAATCGAATCAGAGTTCATTGGTGACGTTGCCAGAAGTGACGCCTACAAAGGAACGCTTGCCGACTGTCTGCTTTCTCTCATACAAGCCGTTAGCTTCTCCGAAGCGGACAAATCAATAGGTTCCCTCTCGGAAGACCAGCGAAAGGCTATATTAGTTCAAGTCAATCGTTTATATAACTCTATCGGCGAGGAGGAGGTTTCACTTACTCCGAAGCCGACAGTTTACATTAATTGCTGATGAGTCTATTGAGTTTTCATGCCTCAAAGCTATACAGGCAGCAGAAGGTAGCTGGCTACACAGATGATGATGGAAATTATCACCAGGGCAAGACCGAGTGGAAGTTCTGCTGCACTTGTGATGTAGTTCCTGCTGGCGAGGCTAACAAGTTAGTTACATCTGACGGCTCTATTGATTACTACTCCTACGAAGTTCATAACTTACCCGTAGGAATTGAAAAGTTCTCTTATGGAGATTTCATCAAGTTAGATATTTTAGGGGCTGAGGAGGTAATTATCAAGGTCAAGGGATTTCATCGTTATCAACTCCAGTGTAAGATATGGGCATAAGAATGACAACCAGCGCTTCCGCTCTTGATACCTTCCTACATAGAGCCGCAAGGAAGATACAGGAGAATGTGCTTAAGGCATTGAGCAAGCTAGGAGACGAATCTGTGGTTAGAATCCGTGACAGGTCTGCCAAGGAAAGCTGGATAGACCATACGGGCAACCTAAGAAGTTCTATAGGCTTCGCCGTGTACGAGCAAGGAAGTAAATATATAGAATCAGCCTTTTCACAGGTTCTCAGTGGCACAGACGGCTCTGCAAAGGGCAAGAAGATGATCAATGACCTTGCTAAGGAATATTCCAGAGTTTATGCTTTGGTTGTCGTTGCCGGAATGGAATACGCAGGAGATGTGGAAGCCTTGGAAAGCAAGGATGTCCTCGCATCAACGAAGATATGGGCCACATCCATTGTAGAGCAGCGTGTGAAGACAGCAATAGACTCAGCAGTTAATGAAATAAACAAGTGGAAGATATGAAATCGGACGGAGCAATTAAGACAGATGTTTACCGGTACATCAATGAAAGCGGTTTCATGAACAACGTCAATGGCAAGCTGTCAAAGACGATGAGACCGCATAATTCTCATAAGGAAGATGTCGTTATCTCCATCTTGGCTAATGAGGGAACGCAGCTTCAAACGGCAATTATAAATGTAAATATATATACACAAGACCAGGACGTAGATGGGCAGTTCGAGGAGAACACTATCAGAGTTGACGAAATCTGCAAACTGGCTTGGAATCTCTTGGAAACGTTCAGAACGAGCGAATATGCTGCCCACGCTATTGAGCAGAGGGTATATGCAACAAGCACGGGAGAACATGTAATAAATAATCAAGTTGAATATAAACTCATAAACGATTAAATTATGTCAGTAACATCATGGGGCAAATGCACTATCTACGTTCAGGAGGTAGGTAGCAAAAAGAACGAGTGGGTTAAGCTTCCTACTCCAAAGGATGGCACTACTACTGTTACACCAACGAAAGGTGATACCATGACTCAGGTTGAGGAAGGTGGCGGAATTGTTGACCGCAAGACAAAGAAGTCCACCTACGAGGCTGTATATCAGCTCTTCATCAAGAAGAACCAGTCGCAGCCATTCAAGACTATTGATGGTATCATTGAGGGTAACTATCGTTTAGCTATCCAACCGGAAGACGCCGAGCTCCCTGGCGTTTACATGGGTAATACCACCATCGGTGCCGAGGAGGGCTATACAACAGAAGAAGGTGCTTCCATCACTTATACCCACGCAGCTCTCATCGCAGAGGGTGACGTGGTGGCTAAGACTGTCAACTCGAAGGGTGAGGACGTCTATTGTGCTTACCGTTGGCGTGTCATTACTGCCACAAAGGTAACAGGTGGAAAGTATGCCTTGACTTTCAAGAAACCGCAGGATGGTGAAACAGCTCCTGCTGAAATCACGGAAACCTACGCAGAGAAATAGGCATATCCTAATATCCCTTCTGCCGACTGAGGGTTATCAGTCGGCAACCTACCCAAGTAGCTCAGGGGAAGAGCGAGACCAAATAGTCCGTCGCATGAAAATCCAGGGTCTTCAAAAGCTGGTTGAAAGTCGCAGGTTCGAGTCCTGCCTTGGGTGCCAACAATTTAAATTCGAGTGATATGGAAGAGTTAGGAATCATTATATCGAATACGCTCACAGATATGCCGATAGGCTTTGATACTGAGCACGCTCACGTTAACATCTACCCTACTACACTGGGCATGATGTACCTAACGTCGCAGTTAGTAGATAGCTTGGAACTAGACAAAGAGTTACTTCAAGCTGATCCATTCTTGGAAGCATTGCGAGTTGCAAACACCAAAAGGGAGACATGCTGCAGATTGATTGCATATCACTCACTCAATACAAAGAACGAAATACTAGATTCCAGATGTGTAAGCAAGCAGACGGAGTTAATCTTCAAAGAATGCTCCAATGAGGATATAGCTACACTCCTCATCATCATCCTTAAGGCTAACTCATACCAGACAATAGCCAAAGAGACAGGAATGGAAGAAGAAGCGAAGCGTATGGCTAAGGTCAACGCAGCAAAGAAGTCGGAGAATAGTTTTATCTTCGGAGGCAAGACAATATGGGGAGCTCTCATAGACGCTGCTTGCGAAAGATACGGATGGACTTTCGATTACGTGGTATGGGGAATATCGTATAACAACCTGACTCTCATGCTCAAAGACAAGATTACTTCAATCTATCTGTCTGATGAGGAAAGAAAGAAAGCCCATATACCGGCTGCAGGGGAAGAGGTCATCGATGGCAACAACAAGGAGGCGGTCATGAAGGCGGTGATAGAGTCCGAGACCGAGATTTAACCGAAGTCTTCCTGCGCACGCACGTAAAGTTCCCATATCGAACACCCATATTTGGTGTTTCCCCGGCGATTCTTTATAACAGAGTATAAATTCAAGGAAAAATAGAACATTATGCCAAGCATTAAATTCGATACAATAGTCGAGACAGCCAAGGTTGTTTCCGGTTTTCGAGACATTCAGAACGCAGTTCATCAGACTGCCGAGAAGGTTGAGAAGGATGGAAATTCTATTGACGATGTAATCTCGAATATACAGAAAAGTATGAACATTGCCATTGGCGGTTGGAGCATTGGTAAGTTCGTCAATCAGATGATGCAGGTCCGCGGTCAGTTCCAGCAGACAGAAATGGCATTCAAGACAATGTTGCAGTCTGAGGAGAAAGCTGATGCTCTCATGAAGCAGTTGATCCGCACGGCAGCCGTCACACCTTTCGGGGTTGAAGACGTTACAGAGGGAGCCAAGCAGCTCCTTGCATTCAACGTAGCAGCCGAAGATGTCAACAAGACGCTTATCGGATTGGGAGATGTGGCGGCAGGTATGGGTCTGAACCTTAAAGACCTCGTGATGCTTTACGGCACCACCATCGCCAAGGGCAAGATGGACACAATGGATTTGTACCAGTTCCTCAACCGAGGCATTCCTATCGCAGATGAGATAGCTAAGGTTATGGGGCTTGACGTTACCAATGCCATCAAGGAGGTACAGAAGCAAATCAAGGCAGGCAAGGTTACCAGCGATATCTTCATCCAGGCAATGCAGAGTATGACCGCCGAGGGTAGCAAGTTCGGTGGCTTGATGGAAGCTCAGTCCAAGACTATTACAGGTCAGATAAGCAACATAGAGGATGCCATCGAGCAGATGTTCAATGAGCTGGGCAAATCCCAGGAGGGTGTTATCAATACCGGATTGGGAATCGTTTCCACCCTCGTTGAGAATTGGGAGACGGTAGGCAAGGTGCTTATGACCGTTGTTGCAGCGTATGGCGCATATAAGGCTGCGGTGATAGCGATGATAGCGATAGAGAAGGCAAGGATAGCCATAGGAAGCGCACAAGCTTTCTTGTCTCTTGCTAGGAGTATTTCTTCTGCAAAAGATGCTATGCTTCTTTTCAATATGGCAACAAGTGCCAACCCACTTGGCCTTTTGCTTGGAACTTTAGCGGCAGCAGCAACGTTGTTCATTGCCTTTGGTGATTCCGCAAAAGATGCCAGCACTATAACGGATAAGTTTGGAGAAGATGCAAAGAAGGCAACTTCTCGCGTAAACTCGCTTCTCAGTGTTATTGATACGTTAGGTGAAAAAACAAATGATCAGGCAAAAAAGTCGAAAGTTTACAAGGATGCAGTAAATGAGCTGGCTTCCATTTATTCCGAATATGGCATACAGATTAGTAAAATCAAGGAAGATGAAAGTAACCTTGTAGATGTTAAGAACGAGGAAATACAGAAATCAAAGGAACTGGTTGAGCAAATTAGGCTGGAATCTTCAGAACGCAACAGAGCGAATGCGATTAGCCAATTAAATGAAGAGTACAACAAAAAAGTTACCGATGCACAGGATGCTTTTATGGAAAGGCTGAAAGACGCTTATGGTGACGAGGGTATGGGCATTGGTGTAAAGATACAAGACCTAGTTTCTGATGACGTGTTGAAGCGACTTGATCAGTATCGTAACAACATGAGAACCCTTAACAAGGATTCCGAGGAATACAATAAGTCACTTCAAGCTTACCTAGCCCTTAGAAGACAGTTGGCAGACTCAGCGGCTGCCGCAGCAAAGAGCTTTGGTAAGCAGTCAGATGAAGCCCGCTTGGAGATGACGAAATACGTTGATATCCTCGAAGAAGCTCGTACGACGTATAATAATCAAACAAGTGCAGTTCGCAAGGCGGCTGATGCAACTGAGGACTTTGGTAACAAGTCTGCATCTACCAAGAACAGGATAAACGCTTTGCAGAAACAACTCCAGGGTGCAGGTGAGGATGTACACGTTCTCTACAACCGTGTCAAGGAGTTCATGCAGAACTATTCCGAGAACAACATCAACTTCCACGTCAACTTCGATGCCAAGATACCATCGTGGATGCAGAATATGAATATTCCGGAACTGGGACGCTTAGGTAAGTACTTTTCCGCTTTAGCACGTGACCTTGCAAACAACAAGAAGTCTGGTGCGCTAGTCAATGGCAAATGGATGTCAACCAACGATATCGCCCAGCGAGGATGGGATTATACCAATGCAGCGAACACAAAGCAGACCAAGGCAGATGACGAAGCTAAGAGGAAACAGCGTGAGAAGGAAGAGGCAGAAGCCAATGCCAAGAAGAACGCTACCAAAGCCAAGAAAGCCGCTGCCGATGCTAAGAAGCTAGCAGAAGACCGGAAGAAGGCCCAGGAAGAACTGAATGAGGATTTGAAGCAGCTGCAGCAGGAAAATATCGACACCGATATATCTCAGATGCAGGAAGGCACGGAGAAGAAGATTGCTGAAATCAAGAACGACTATGCCAAGCGCAAAGCCGAGATTGACAAGCAGGAAGCAGAGTTCAAGAAGAAGAACAAGGAAGCTGGCAAGAAAGTAACCCTTACCTCTGCTCAGACCAATGCCCTCAATAAGGCTAGAGACCTCGCTACCCAAGAGTACAACAAGAAGCTTGATGAGGTCAACAGGGAAGCCCTCACCTCTATGCGTGACTACTTGAAGGAGTATGGTTCGCTCTATCAGCAGAAGCAAGCCATTGCCGAGGAGTATGAAGAGAAGATTGCCAAGGCTCAGACGGAAGGCGAGAAGAAGACGCTCCAGCAGGAGAAGAAGAAAGCACTCGCCAACTTCGACTACGAAAGCATTTCTATGGGCATTGATTGGAAGGGTCTGATGAGTGGTGTGGGTAATATGAGCAAGGAAATGCTCAAACCAATGCTTGAAAAGCTAGATGCTTATACCAACACTGACAAATTCCAGCAAGCCGATACTCAGACACAGCAGAAGGTTGTTGACCTCATGCAGGAGATTCGCACTTATCTCGGAACTGATCAGAATGCAACATGGCAATCGCTTGCAACGTCAATCCAGAACTTCAATATGGCAGTTGCCGACTATCAGCAGTCTGCGGAAATGGAGCAGCTTATACGAAAAGAGTATGAGCAATCAAAGATTGACTTGAAACAAGGAAAGATTTCGAAAGAAGCTTTTGATAATTTCAAGCAGACTGCGGATGATGCAAGCATGGCAACTGCCAAAGCCAAAGAGAAAATGGAAGCTTTAGGCATTACCGTAAACTCAGCTACAGATGCAGTCAAAAACTACACATCTGGTCTAACTGCTGCACTCAATAAGCTGATAACTTGGAAAGGTAATGAAGGTTTCTCTGAGCTTCAAGGTGCGTTCGGAAACGTTGATGTCCTGAAAGGTGCTCTCGATACCACTCTTTCATCTATGGCAGATGGGGCAGCGAAGACTATTGGTACAGGGTTATCAAAAACTATTGGAGATACGCTTGGCTCTATTGGTAATGGTGTTGAAGGTATGCTTTCCAAAGGGCTCGGTTCCGTTATAGGAATTGTTGCACAGATACCAAAGCTGATACTAAATATTGCTGACTCTATCAAGAATTTTGTAACCGGAATACTCAATTCGTTTACGGATTTACTGAAGTTTGAATGGCTGTCAGACTTAGTTGTCAGTATCACGAATGCCGTAGGGAATCTGATAGATGCCATCTTTGACCTACCAGAAAACTTATATAAGGCTCTTGAAGGGATTGTGGTTGAAGGTGTCGGAGGAATGCTTGACACTTTAGTAGGAAGATTAGGGAATGTGTTATCATTCGGCGCTTTGTCTTCGAAAGGCCCATCAGATTGGTTCACTAACTCGAATGCCGAAAAGGTTCAGGAGACTATTGACAGACTGACGGACAGAAATGAACTCCTGCAGCAATCAATCGAGGATTTGACTGACGCAATGGAAAATGCTTATGGTTCAAAGGCAACCTCATACTATGAGCAAGCCTACAAGAATCAGCAGGAGACGAATCAGAACTACCTCGACATCGCAAAAGCTCAGGCAAGCTATCATGGTTCGCACAAATCATGGAACAAATATTGGGGTGGCTTCGGTAGTGACGAGATGGATTGGATCAAGAAGAATGTCAAATCAGATTTCAATGGCGACCTCTTCTCCCTCAGCCCAGAGGAAATGAAGCTCCTCCGTGGCAACGTTGCCATCTGGGAGCACATTGAGAACACTGGCAAGGGTAACTATGGTGGGCGTCTGACAGAGAAGTTGAATGACTACATAGACCAAGCAGGCAAGCTGGAAGAGTTGTCAGACAAGCTGAAAGAAAACCTTACTCAGATTTCCTTTGACAGCATGAAGGATAGCTTCATATCAGAACTCATGGATATGAGCAAGTCAGCGCAGGACTTTGCAGACGATTTCTCTGAAATGATGCAGAAGGCTCTCCTCTCCTACTCGATGGAAGACCTCATCAACGGAGACTTGAAGAAGCTCTACGATGATTGGGCGAAGGCTATCAAGGACAACAATGGAAAGCTTACCGAAACAGACATAGAAGCATTCAACAAGCGTTACGATGATATAGTCCAGGAAGGCTTGAAGAGACGTGATGAGTGGGCGAAGGTGACAGGCTATACAGGTTCTTCATCCTCATCACAGACCGCAACAAGCGGAGGATGGGCATCTATGGGGCAAGATACCGCAGACGAGCTGAATGGTCGCTTCACCGCCCTGCAGATTGCAGGAGAGTCCATCGCTCAGAACATGACTACCACCATATCTCAGATGGAGAGCATCGTTACACTCGGAATCTCAACCAATGGCGCAGTATTGGAGATTAGAAACATGATGATTATGACAAACAGCTACCTCGAAGACATCGTGAAGTATTCAAAGCTCACCTATAACGACTTCGGAACAAAGCTGGATGACATGAACAGAAGATTAAAGGATATTTGACCTCTATAGGCTTTTCGCTTGTTCGCCCTTACAACTATACTCAACAATAGCAAAAGCGGCTCACATCGAAGCCTACGATGTTATTTAATGATTAAATAGTTATGCTTAATGGACAACTTTACATCAATGGCAAGGATGCCTACCTTACGTGGGGCATATTCTTAGACGAAACCGCCCTCAGTACGCTCATGACCCCTGCTCCAAACAAGGAGTTCATCAGCAACAAGTATCGCTCAAAGGACGGAAAGTCAGTTATCAAGCACAATCCAAGACTGGATGAAAGGGAGATAACGCTGCCATTCAACATGACCGCCAAGGACTCAGATACGTTCATGATGAACTATGCTAAGTTCTGCGAGGAGGTTCTTGCCAAGGGAGAGTTGGTTATCCGCACCCGATTCCAGCCTAATGTGTGGTATCGGTGCATCTATCTCTCCTGCACACAGTTCAGTCAGTTCATTCGGAAAATGGCAAAGTTCAGTCTAAAGCTCAACGAGCCAGACCCTAGTGACAGAGGTGAAACAAGTAAATACGCAAGCTTATGATTCAGATTAAGAGAAATAACAAGGTATTCTTCACATTAGAGAACTTCGGTGAGGGTTCTAAGCTGTCATATCAGCTTATGGATCACCACTACATCATATTGAAGTTCACTACGGCTACACCTGTCTATTTCGAGATTGGTGATTCTGTAGAGATACCCGACTTCGGCTATTTCGAGCTGACATCAGCATACTTCCCTAAGCACAATGACAGTGATGGCTACGACTACGAAATGCAGATGGATGCCTACTATATGTCTTGGAAGAATAAGATTTGCAAGTATCGCCCTCAGCACGGAGCCAATGAGACCTCCTTCAAGCTCACCACAACGGTAGGCGTACACATGAACGTTATACTCGGCAACCTAAAGGCACTAGGTCTTATGTACAATGGCAAGGATTTCTCCGTTGACTACACTACGTACAACAACAAGGCTTTCGATGTTCAGAAGAGATTCTTGATCGAGTACGGCTCTATCAGCATTCTTGATGCTCTCAACGCTATCTGTTCTGAAGACGCACTCAACTGCGAGTGGTGGATAGATGGCTCTATTATATACCTTGGATATTGTGAAATGGAAGGGCAGACAACATTCGAACAGGATGTTAATGTTCTGTCTATGTCCTATTCGGAATCTAAGTCAACTTATATTACGAGACTGTACGCATTCGGCTCAGATAGGAATATCCCGAAAGGATATTTCACTGGTGCCGATGCGGACGTCACCACCGATGGTGTTGCTACCGATTACCTCATGCTCCCTAACAAAGAAGTGGATAGTGATGGTTTCTACGCCAAGGATGGCTACCTGGAGAATGTAAATGTCGTAAAGAACGACAAGCAGGCTATCGAGGGTGTTGTGATGTTCGAGGAAGAATACCCAAAGGTGGAAAGTACAGTCAGCAGTATCAAGACCTATGATAGCACAGTTGATAATGAAGACGGAACGAAGACTACACAGACGTTTTGGCAGGTCACTTCTACAGACTCTTTCACTAATAGCTTCAAGGAGAGTTGGATAAAGAGTAACCTCACTTTAGGCATCAAGTTCACTAGTGGTGCTCTCATGGGTATGGAGTTCAATGTTAGTTTCAAAGTCATTGACAAGGTCAACTACTTTGAGGTTGTTGCTAATGACACTTACGGAAGAACTCTCCCTGATGGTGTTATGTGTCCGAAGGTTGGTGATAAGTTCTTTCTGTTCAACTGGGACGCAACCAAGATTACAGATACAGACTTAATTCCTACTGCTCAGTTATCTCTGTTCGATAGAGCGAAGCAGTACTATCAGAAGGCTATGATCAGCAACTCAAACTTCACCTGCACGATGGATGGTGATAAGTTCTACAATAATGGGACATACGATTACCATCCTCTCGGTGAACAGGTAAAGCTGATTAATGATATGTTTAAGCAGGTGGATGAGGATGGCAAGCACTACCGAAACTCTCGTATCATCGGCATGGAGATACCTTTGGATATTCCTTACGACCACCCTCAGTACACAGTAGGCGAAAAGGCTGCAACAAGCCGATTAGGTAAACTGGAAGACAAAGTTGATTCCATAACTGTAAACGGTATACAGATAGGAGGCGGTGGTAGTGGAGGCGGTGTGTATGTCATAGGAACAAATGATTCAACACCTGTGACTGATAGTAATGTTTATTCCGCACGCAAGGCTAACAAAATCTTCTTACGTAAGGATGTAGACGACATTGCGCAGGGAATAATCCGCTTTATGCAAGGCTTGAAGCTGGGCGACGGTGAGAAAGGCATTGACGCTAAGGGCAATGCGGTGCTGGGCAATGCGGTGCTGGGCGACGTGCAGATGGTGGATGCTGTGCTGCGACGTGTCGTGTCGCTTGGCTACGACGGGGCGACGCAGCAGGGGTTCGGCATCGTTGACCGTGGCGACGGCAAGTTCAGACTTGACATCCATGACATTCAGGTATGGGGCAAGGCTGTATTCCAGGAGCTGGAGGTGAGGAAGCTGTCGTATGTCGGTGGCAATGTGTACCTGAGCGGTTCTGGGGGCAGGATATTCAAAACCGAGGAGCTGTATGACGAGGTGGGCAAGCTGAAGGGCTGGCGCTGTTGGCTGCTGGCTGACGACGGCACTACGGCGACGCAGAACATGTGGCGTGTGGGCGACCAGGCTCGCTGCCAGACGTTCGGGCTGGCTGACAAGCAGAAGCCGACTCGATCGTGGTGGCGACTGGTGACTGCCGTGAGCGAGGAGAATGTTGCGCTGACTGACGAGGTGGGCAACGAGCTGTATGACGGCAAGAAATTCGGGTGGATAGAGATAGCGAATGACAACTGCGAGCCGGGCAGCGACGTGCCCATGGCTGGCGACACAATAGTGCTTGACGGCAACCAGAACCCTAACGAGCGTTACCGCCAGGGTGTCATGATTTTGGAGACTACTGGTCCGAACACTCCTCGCATCGTGGCGTATAAGGGTGTTGTGGGATATACGCATGAGGGCTGTGAGGTGTTCAAGCTGTCGCCCGAGGGCTCAAAGATTGTATCGACATCGTTCGAATGGGTGTCGCCTACGGGTGACATTATCCATATTGTCAATTACAGAGGCGAGTGGCAGAGTGGCGTGAACTACGGCTATTATGACCAGGTGAGTCACGGCAACGGTGTGTGGCTGTGTACTAACAGCAACGGCAGCACTACTGAGCCTAAGGAGGGCAATGCCGACTGGCAGCTGGTGATGAAGGCAGAGAAGGGAGAGAAGGGCGACGACGGTGTGGCTTATCAGGTGATGATAACGAGCGACACTGGCACGGTGATGATAAACGGCTCAGGGGAAATGACGCTCAACGCTACGCTGCTGCGCAATGGCGAAGACATAAGCGACACCGTAAGCAACGGCTCGTGGTCGTGGTGGCGGCAATCGGCAAATGCAGAAGATGATGCCGTGTGGAACACGCTGCATGAGGGGATTGGGCGGAATTGCCTCATAACACGTGACGATGTAGACCGGCAGGCACAATTCGGGTGTCGTGTGTGCTTATCAGATACAAAGACTATTAATAGTAACATATAATAATATTAAAACAAACAAACGATTATGGCAAAAGTATTAGCTAATGGTCAGATTACTATCGTTGACCTCAATGACGGCAAGGCCGTTCAGTGTTTCACTCAGTGCTCTAAGGGCGAGACTCAGATTTATACTCCCGACACGGATGTGTACACTCCGAACTATTCGGCAAGTAGCCCTAACGTTATCACTGCCCGTGTCTACGTGACTGGCAATGCTACAGACCAGGCTCCGACCTCGGCTTGTACGGGATGGTCGTGGAAGGTGGATGGTGCGGCTGCTACCCCAGTGAGCGGCAAGTCGTATCAGCTTAACCTCACCGGCAACATCGCCCATAACGGCAGCGTGAAGAACATAGAATGGTCGTGCAAATACACTGACCCAGAGACTAAGGCTACGACTACATGCATCGGCTACAAGACGATTTCGCTGGCGAAGAGTGGCGGTGCGCTCCAAACGGTGCAGATTGAGACTCCCGATGGCAACACGTTCGACTCGACCAACAACACGAAGAAGCTGCGTGCCGTGGCGAAGTTCTTCCGTGGCAACGTGCAGGACACTTCTCTGACTTCTATGACTTGGGAGGTGCTGAATATCAGTGCCGGCACATGGAGTGCTGTGGATTCGGGCAGCGTAAGCACTTCGGGTGGCGTGAGCACTCTGAACGTGAGTGCCAATGACGTGCTTAACTTCCAGACCTTCCGCTGTACTGTCAAGGATGGTGGTGATACCGCCAGCGCTATCGTCACGTTCTTCGATGCGAGCGACCCATACGTTGTGGAGGTATACTCGCTGACGGGCGACAAGATTGTGAACGGTGCCCAGTCTACCGAGCTTTTCGCCCGTGTGTGGAAAGACGGCAAGGTAGTGGAGGATGGTGCAGCGGTGAAGGCAGACAGCAACCATGCATCGAACTACATCTACAAATGGACGAAGTACAATGCCAGCGGTGTAGCTACCAACTGGAACGGTACGTCAAGTCCAGTAAATGCTTCGACCAAGCCTTACGTCACCGTGGCTAACGCTGACGTGAGCGGCAGAGGTACATTTACTTGTGAGGTGTCTAAATAAGGGCACCTCACCCTTATTTTTTTTCTGTAAACTAAAAGATGAAAGTGTATGGCAACATTATTAGCGAGGGGTCAGATAACGATAGCGGCGATAAAGGATGGTAAGGACGGTGCGCAGGGCAAGGACTACTGGCAGCAGGATGTGTGGGTAGACTTGTCGGCTGCTGAATATGACCGGAATGTTTGGTATCCAGTTGTGGGCGGGGCTTTGCCTTCTGGCGGTTTTGTCGGCATTAAGGTTTCTGTTGGTCTTAACAGCGGCACAAAACCCTCATGGTCAACTCATTCGGCAGGCTTTTCTGTAGATTTTCATATCGACACGCAACGTTCGGGCTGGGGCGAAACGCCTGGCGAGACAATCATATATACAGACAATTACGCTTGGTGTCCGGTTTCACCCGTCAGCTATAGACAGTTAAGTAATGACAGCAGACCAGTATTGTATCTTCGTGGCGGAGGTAAGTATCGTGTTATCACTACAATTGCAATAGAGTGGAAAATATATAAAGACGGATACACTTGGCAGTCGGGACAGTACTCTCAATCTGCTATGCCTCAGAATTCTCGCCCTACCCCAGAGGGGCATACTCTTAAGGGTGATAAGGGTGACAAGGGAAACCCAGGAAAGGACAGTATCACATGGACACTTACACCAGACACTATCACGTACGACACTGACGACAGCGGAAAGGCTATCAATGTAGGCACGGGTAAGACAACAACGCTAAGAGTACTGAGAGGCAACGATGAGCTGACAAACTTCACGATAAAAGGAGTAAAAAACATGGTGAACTGCCTGGCTTCGAGGTTGAACAACACAAACAGCTTCTACATATCAACCATCACGGCTCAGAAAGTAACCCTTGGTACTGATACGATAAATGTATCTTGCACTAACGGTTCATTTGATGTAGAGTTTGACATAGATGGCATAACCTATACCGCTACGGCAAAATTTGCTGTGAATGTGGCTGCATTTACTGGCATTGTAGCATTCGACAACAAAAGCTATAAGTCGCAGTTTGAAGAGGTGTCCAATAGACTGAATAGCACTGCGACAAAAGACGAGTTGGCTCAAGCAAAGTCTGAAATCGAACAAACGGCAAGAGAAATCTCCCTGTCTGTGAGCGAGAAGTCAATAGCAAGGCGCAATCTGCTTGTGGGAAGTGATTTCAGAAAACAAACCAATGACTTCATCATTTCTAATGATGCAAGAATTGAAATGAACAGTGGATATCAAGGTACAAACTGTATCAAAGTCATTGATGATACAGATGGAAAACCACACTATCTTGGTGTGTACTGGGATGGTTCACAAGGTGGTAAAAGCATCAAGATTGAAAAAGGTAAAAAATACACAATATCATGTTGGTATTTTACCAATGATACAAATGCTATTTTTTGTCTTGAAGCAATCTATACAGATAAACAAACAAATGGTAAAAGATTGGGGCAAGTAACTTATGAGGCATCAAATTATTTTTCACCAAAATATGGCCAATGGCAATTGTTCACAACAGTGATTAATACAAAAGATGCAAAATCTGATTACATTGCATTCTATTTTTGGGAATTTTGCAATATCAATGCAGGCAGGATTGTAGCCTATATATCAAGACCAATGGTTGAAGCAGGTGCAGAATACAACGGTTGGACATTATCTGATAAAGATTATGATTATGTCGGTGCTAACTTGATTGATAATTCAAGAACCTTTGAACTTGGTGGTAATGTTATAAGAGTTGTTGGAACTAAGAAACTTGTTGATGATGCTTATGAGTTATCTGCAACATTGGGTGACGATTATAATACCTTTTATGAGATAGACAATACAGCCTTCAAATTGAATACTGATTATACAATAAGTTTTGAGGTTAAGGGTGATGCAAAGTACATGGGTGTTTATGTGTATTACAAGCCTACAAATACACCTTGGGCTTATTGTAGAGAGCAACAAGATAGCCCATTATATGAAGCAAACGGTGATGGAAAAACAGATGGTTATGGATTGTTGCTTGAAGTAAAAGACCTATCTGATAAAACACAGAAGGTATGGAGTCATTTCAAGTTCAAGGAAAGATTGCCAGAATCCATCTACTTCCAATTTCCAAAGAACCAAGACCAAAGCGGTGTGACAAGTTGGAATGTAACAATAACAAAACCAAAGATTGAAGAAGGTGCCGTTGTATCAGAATGGACAGAGAAGAAAACCGACATTGTTGAAAAGACTGAATTGAAGGCAGCTGGAATCAATATCAATAAAGATTCCGTTGAAATATATGGTGATAGGGTTAAGGTATCACAGACAGAAGGAGGAACACCAATTGCGCTGTTTGGAAGTAATGGAAAGATAAATGGTTCTTTTATTGAAACCAACAATCTATTCCTAACTGGATTCATATATAAATGCAAAAATACCAAACCTGTATATACAAACTATCCGTTTGGTTCAAAAGCGCAATACATTGACATTCCAAAAAGTGGAAGTTGGATTGAAATGTGCCCATTTGACACAACCTTTAAGCTACCATGTACCAAATTGGTAGAAGACGTTGATTATAGTGATGGTTATTATACTGATGAATTTGAAGCACTTATCAAAGAAGAAAACAATTTGGCTAGAAGTTTGGTAGGTTCAACGGTTATTATTTATAACGTACCAAGTCAGTATGACGGTAGAGAATTTGATATGAGGATAGAAAGCACTTTGATATCTAAAAGCAATTATTATGAATGGATGGCAAATGGTATAAATATAACGGACAACTATGATATTGAAGGTTATGTGACGGTAAAATGCGGACAGATGATTTCTTTAGAATGTATCTGCTCGAGATATCGATCGTCTCTCAAAAATGCTAATGGTATATTTGAAGATGTTTGGACTGAACGCGTGATATGGTTATATGAAATTGTGAAATATTCCAAATGGGGTGTTGGTAATAATTAAAATATTTGACGAATCAAAATTATAAGCTTATGAGAAAAATAAAAAGAATTTTCGTTCATTGTACCGCTTCTTCTCAGAAGTGGGGAGTCAAGGAACTGTTGGCAGAGTTTAAGGCGAAGGGTTGGAGAAATCCAGGCTATCACAAGGTGGTAACGGAAGATGGTGTTATACATCAGTTGTTAGACATCAGCAAGGTTAGTAACGGCGTGCAGGGCTACAACTCTACTGCTATCAATATTGCATACGTGGGCGGTATTGATAGCAAAGGTAAGCCTATCGACAACAGAACGGAGGCTCAGAAGATAGCTTTAAGGTCGTTGCTTATAGAGTTGCATCGCCAATATCCTCACGCAACCATCATGGGGCACAGGGATATTTGGGGTAGCGACCCAAGAAAATGGAAGAAATGGTGTCCTTGTTACGACGCAAAATCGGAATATAAGGATATAAAATAAGAGATGGCTCATCAAACACTGATATACGAAGAATTTGCTTACAGATTGTTACTTTTACAAAACTTAACTTTAAAATTTTGCTCAAATCAATTCATTTTGAGCAAAAAAATGTAATTTTGTCAAAAACGTAGAACAATTAACAAAAGGAGGTTTTTCATGACACAAGAACAAGAACAAGAAGTCCAACGGTTGATAAAGGATATAGATGTTACTGAACTGATGAACTTGCTGATGAAACATGGTAACAGATATTCAAGGAGAATTCTGAAGTTCTTCAGATGGTTCTGCAAGTACGTTCCGATTACGCTTATGTGTTTTCACGCTTACGGAATGTGGGATTTCTCTCAGCATCCACGAGACATGTTTATCCCATACGCAGAAAATACGCCTTGCTATCTTTACATATATTTCATGGTGTATATTTTACCTATGGTTCTTATACTGGCAAGCAGATTCTTTTTCTTATGTTGGAGATACCGCATTCCCTTCTATTATTTCTTCGGCATAAACGCTGCTCATATCGTGGAATGGAGCTGGTACACAACTCAAGATATGATAGATTCATGCTTCACCGTCATGGTGGTAACGGCAATATTCTATCTGTACTCTTTTGTGGATTTGTTTATCAGTAAAACAAATTTAGGACGTAAAATCTGCGCATAAAGGCGATTTCTGAGAATTTTTCGTAAAAACAAAGGTAATATGGGAAAGATACTAAATTATAAGATACTCGGCACGGCTTTGAAGTCATTGAGCGATGCTTGCTTTAAGGCAGATGAGCAGCAGAAAAATGGAGAGAAAGTCACCGCTTGCGGAATGAGCGATGAGGACTTGGATAGGTTGTGCGACATCATCCCCGATATGCTCAACCCTATGCTATCTACCGAGGAGGTCAAAGAGAAGCTTCACGTTTCCGACGCAACTTTAAATAGAATGGTAGCGAGAGGCGACATTCCTAACGGCGAGTGCAAGAAAAGAGGGCACAGCCGATATTGGAAGAAGTGGGATATTCTTCACTATATTAAGAGTAAGAGAGGTAAGTGATTGCCTCTCTTTTTTGTTATTTGCATTGATTTCGATGCTTTTAAAAATACAATATTTCGAGGAAATTATATACAATTATATACAATATTTCTTCAAAAATATATATGCGTTTATATGAATGCATAAAGTTTTGCACTTTTTCGCAATAACTATTTGATGATTAAATATTTTATTGTATATTTGCAGCATTATTGTTTAATCATCAAATAGTTATCTTATGGCAGATAGAATTAAAGATATTGTTGTAGGCGTAGTTCTTGCAATCCTCGCCTATCTAAAACCGATAGAAGGTGAGCTATCTTCGCTTATGATCGTATTCACCCTCAACTTTGTTTTTGGCTATCTTAGCGGCATGATTGCAAAAGGAGAGAACTTTGAGTTGAAGAAAGCAGTTGTGTGCATCGGTCACGCTACCGTGTTCTTCGTCCTTTGCGCAGCTGTGTATGCTATTGGGAGGTTTAAAGGACAGATGGAAGGCTCTGTTCAATGCGTTTCCTTTATCTCATATTTAGTTCTGTGGTTCTATGGATGTAATATTCTTAAGAATTTGAAAATGATTTTTAAGAAGGGGACTCCTCCATGGTATGTAGTTAGTTTTCTCTACTATCTCATGAGATTCAAATTTATTGAGAAAATACCATATCTGACAGCTTACTTTAATTACGCAGAAAGGGAGGAAAAAGTATGATGGTAAAGATTATTTTAGCAATTATTGTTATGGCGTGTGTTATTGCGTTTGATTGCTTAATTCAAGGTAACAATTATAATAAGGAGGAGTAAGTTGAATCCGTCAAGTTAGTTATATTACGTATGGAAATTTAAAATTAAATAGATAATGAAGATATTAAACATCACTCTTATATTTGTTTTTATGTTAATGCTTCTTGGCTGCAAGTCAACAAAGACTGTGACAAAAGATGTATTGCTGACAGACAATAGGACAGAAATAAAATATGACTCCATCTTTCAGTCTATAATGGAGAAAGAAATAGAGAAGTATAAAGCTAAACATTCGGAGGTACTAAAATCATCAATAAAAGATAAATCTTGTATTACTGATAGTACGGTATTCAAATATGATGCTAATGGCAATAAAATATCTGAAAATAAGTTTCGTTATGAAAGGCATGAATTATCGACAGAAAGATACCAAACTTTACTGGATAGCATTGCCTTATATAAAGATAAACTTAGGGATGAACAAGAAAAGCATTCAAGAAAAGATTCATCTAAAGCAGATAGAAAACTTGCCGATGAAATGCTTTATATCGTCAATCATCCGCAGGAATCCTCCTTCCATCTGATCGGGCATCTGTATCTGTTTTTGGATTATCTGCTGCAGTCGGCAAAGTC